TCAGGATTCTTCTGGATCAGCTCACTGTAATAACTGATCTGCGCTGAAAGGGAATGCATCAGGCGTTCCGTTTCCATCGAGACACGGGCGTAGGCAGCGACTCGTTTGCGCTTAGGCAATATGGGTTCTGTAGGTTCAATTTTCGTGATTCTACGCATAAAATTCCTCCTTTCAGTATCCCATATTACCTCTGTTCCGGCTGTAAGTCAACGAATAATGTGCCGATTTTCGGTTGGTATTTCTCAATGAACATTGTATCAATCTGACGATACTCGTCCTCGGTAATAAGACCGTCCCGGAGCATCTTCCGGGCAAAACTCATCGTCGCCTGATACATCATTTCATTCTGAAAGTTCACGCTGCTCACCTCCGAAACGTGACTGCAAATAGCACTGACGGCTGCAATACTTCCGATGGTCGTTGCCGTATGCCTGAAAAGGTTCTCCGCAGCAGGCGCAGGTGAAGTCATAAATGGCTCTGCGGTTCACATCATCCTTATGTTCATACCACCACTTCATCCTGCATCGGTCAGAGCAGAACTTCTTTTGCCGGGTGCGCGGCGGCTGTATAATAGGAGTGCCGCAGCAATAGCAAAGACGGCTATCCTTATTTCGGCTGCAGAATGATTTGACCGTGTTTACGGATAGTTCAAGCGCAGCGGCGATCTTACCAATTGACTGTCCCTCGGAGCGCAGACGGATAATATCTGCCTTCTGTACATCTGTCATATCAACACCTCCTACTTCTCATTGGAAAGCAGGAGCGTGTTTTGACGAAGACAAGTGGGACAAAAATTCCCTTACGCGCGTGTATGTGCGTATGCGCGCCCTATTATTATATAAATTTCTCTATTATTTGTGCTATATAGATATAGTTGTATAACTTGTCCTAGGGTGATGTGATTCTTACGGTCTGGGCGGCATTTTTCACTGAGACAACTGGTATGAAACAACGTCATAACCCGTCTGTTTCAAGGACTTGTTTCAACGAAAAAAAGCGCTCCCGCGAGAAATCTCACGAGAGCGCCACTGTTATGCCTTATTCAGTTTACCGCTGTATTTCTTGCCGTCCACAGTGACCTCAACCGTGATGCCGTCTTCCGCAGCAGGCGCAGGCGGATTCGGCAGCACCGGTTCAGCGCCGTAGCCGTTCAGCCCCTTGCCCTTGATGATCGTGGGGAAGTCCTTGTAGCCGACATCAAGATCGACATTGCCGTTGATGCCATCCACGCTGCCTTTCTCGGAATACTGCCAGATACCGTATGCACCGCCGTAGTTGGTCTGGTCACACCAGTGCGCCAGCCAGATCGTGTAGAGGCTCTTGATGTCATCGGCGGTATGTGTCATGAGAGAGGATGCAGAGCCGTACAGACCGACAAAATAGCCCACTGTCTCGACTCTTTCAAGGAACGCCCGCATAATCGCAGACACCTTCTCCTTGCCGAGGTCAAACTGCTTCTTCTCCTCCAGATCAAAATATACCGGGAACTCGAACTGCTTTCCCTTGATGACAGACAGGAACACGTCTGCCTCCAGACGAGCCTCGTCCTCGCTCATGGCATAGCTGTACCAGTAAGCACCGACCGGAATACCTGCTGCCTTTGCGCCTGCATAGTTCTCCTCGAAACGGTCATCCTTCTGCGATGCCAGTCTGCCGTAGCCTGCGCGGAGAATCGCAAAATCAATGCCTGCCGCCCTGACCTTCTGCCAGTCGATTTTACCGTTGTGGACGCTGACGTCAATGCCCTTCATATCCTCGCCTCCGAAATACTTGTAAAAATCGTTGGTCACGCTGCTGTTGCCGTGAACCTCATCACCGTACCACTTTCCGCCGGAGCGCACATCGACGTGCGTATAGATGAAGGCGGCAGTGATATTCGCAATGCCGGTAAAGCCCATGTCCTGCGCCTTGCAGCAAACGGTCTTGCTGGAGATTGGCTGTCCGTCCTGCCCGTAGCAGCAGATGTCCGCCGCCTTGCCGAGTGTATGCTGTCCCGTGCCGCTGCCCTTTACTGCCTTATCGTGAGCAGCACAACGGAAACCGGATGTCACGATGATCTTGGAGCAATTGAGGGCTGCATAGAGCACCTCCAGTTTTGTGATGAGATCATCATCGATCTGAAAATCATGTGCCTTGCCGCATTTACAGCGGAACTCCTGCGCATTGAAGTGCGGAGAGAGCTGTGTATTATCGGTATAGCCGTAGGTCTTAATCATCGTTATCATCCTTTCTGCCGGTCTGCTTCTGCAGCACCTCAATGGCGTTTTTCAGTGCGGGCGGATAAGGGATACCCATTAAAGTGGTATTCTCGATAATAGAGAGCAGCTCATTCAGGCAAAAGCTGATGCAGACTGTATCACGGATATATGTAGTTCCAAGAAGAATATCAATTCTTACACCGACCACAACCATGAGCAGAATACAGAACTTTTTAGCAAGTCCAATCCAGCCAGCCTTACTGTTGAGAGCACCGCTTCTGCTGTGCTTGGATTTACCCATTACAGCAGTAACCAGACCTGTTACAAAGTCAATGCCCATAAAGACTACAAGCGTAGCAAGTGCTGAATCCCAGCCGCCAAAAATAGCAGCTATAAAGCCGCCTGCCAAACCTGCAATTGTACAGATCCATTCTCTCATAATCATCACCCTTTCATAAATTTGATTGTTTTAATCATCGGATGTGAGTTGTCCGATGTGCCCTTGAAGGCAAGATAATATTCTCCATCCGGTACATTTTCCAGTGACTGCATCACGGAAATATATGTATCGGAATAAAGCCATTTGAATGATAACTCCACTGCATTGCCTGCCTGTATTTCCTCATAGATATACTGAGCAAGTTCTGAGCCTGTCTTATCTGTTTTCTTCACCAGATAAAACTCTGCGTCCTGCGATGCTCCTACTGTATAACTGAGAATCAGATGCATAGAAGAAGTCAGAACAACTGGTGTCAGACAAAGAACAAATACCGTTCCTGCCCAGCTGAAATCGGTCTGGTTGAAGTATAGCGCAAAGTCATTTTCAGCACAGCAGAAATGCGGATAGCTTTCCACAAAACCTGAAAGAGAACGGTAACCGTCATTGTAATAGGTGTAGATGTTCTCGCCATAAGTGGTAAGTGCATCGGTGCCGGATTCAAAAAGAACTGTATAGCTAATGGAAACTGCACTTTTTATTAGTTCTTCCAGGTATTCAGCATTTTCTTCAAGTTTTTGTAACTGGTCTTTGGTAGCATAATTGGATAAATCAACTTCGGGTGCGTCTTTTCCATCAGCACCTTTCAGAGAGGCAAGCCATTCTGTTTCTGTTCCGGTAAATCCATGCTCTACAGCAATTATGTATGCAGATTTACCATCAGCACCATTAATTCCGTCCTGACCATCCGCACCGTCCTTTCCATTTACACCATCTTTACCGTCTGAACCTTTAAGTGAAACAAGCCATTCAGATTCTGTTCCGATGAAACCATTTGCAACAGCAATTTCATAGGCAGATTTTCCATCTATTCCGTTGACTCCGTCCTGACCGTCTGCACCATTCTGACCATCAACGCCGTCTTTGCCGGGTAGTCCGTCAGCACCGTCCTTACCATTAACGCCATCTTTACCATCAAGACCTTTCAGACTTTCCAGCCACTCCGTTTCAGTTCCGACAAATCCATTTTCCACTGCGATTTCATACGCTGACTTTCCGTCTTTTCCTTTCTCGCTAATTTTCTGCAAAAGCTGTGTGTATAAATCCGGTGTTGGAGGAATCGGACTATTGTCATCATCTCCCACAAATCCAGATTGACGGATATTCAGCGTGATAGGGACAGTCGTTGCACGAAGTCCCTCCGTATTCTCGGCATCATAACCGAATACTGACATTTTCACAGCACCTGCATGAAGTTCTGCAGGCAATAAGCAAGAAAGTCCGTCCGTTCCAAGTACTCTATTGTAGGTTTCATCGCACTGCGTAAACTGTACCACCTTATGGAATTTCTTCCAGTCACCGTCAAAGGTAAATTTTAACGTGACAAATGCAATCTGGTCGGATGCAATGATCTCACGCTCCAGAATTTCAATTTTCTGCTGTCTGACTAAAAATTTCAGCATCAATCATTCACCTCATTCCACGTATAATTTTCAGTATCGTATTCCAGATAGCCATCTGTACACTGAATTTTCTTCAGATAGTCATTGTAATAATGCTGACCGGAGGACATCCAGTTGTTCGGCTTTTGAATGGCATTCCATTGTGCAATTGTGCCTTCATAAGTAATTGTTTCAAGGCTGCTGCAATAGGTTATGACATTAGCACCGATAGACTTGCATTTTGCAGAAATTGTCAGACTGGAAAGTGCAGAACAGGAAGTGAACATAAAAGCACCAATCATGCTGCTGTCAATCCGAGCCGTTTTCATCCTTGCACAATCACGGAATACATAATCCCCGACTGATGTTACACTTGCAGGTACCGTAATTTCGGTCAGTTTTGTATTACAAAATGCATAATCACCAATAGATTTGACAGATGACGGAATTGTAATCTGTTTCAGACCGTGTACAACACCAATCAGATCTTCATGAATGGCAAATGCCTCTGAACCAATTGATGTAACAGTAGTCGGCAGAGATGCCTTTTTCAGATTATCACAGTCCTCAAAAATCTTTTGCCCCAGTTCAGTAATGTTGGAAGAAACAGTGATACTCTCCACAATTGCATTTTTGTAAAATGGAGAACGGTTATCTGTATCATAATTATAAGTCGCACCGCTGCCATTCAGTTTCAAAGAGCCATCAGAATACAATGCATAAAAAACATTCTCTCCACACTGTCCGGCAGAAACCAGAATAACACCTGTTGTACCGCAGATTTCCTCTACTTCTGCTAAACGCTCCTGAAATTCTGCAACACGATTATTCAGTTCTGTAACAGTTTTATTGTAGCTGTCTAAAGCGGCAAGAATTTCAGAAACCTTGCATTTTCCAAGAATACACTTCACATAACCGCACTTTTTCTCATCACTGCGGTAATCCTTGATATTGGACTGAGAAATGCTTGTGATACCGCCATTTAAACGGACTGACGCAAGTGTCAGATAGGTTTTCGTGTCTGTATTTTCAAAGGTAGGAACAGACGGAGAAGTTGCTGCCGTGCCGGACTTGACTTCCAGCTTGCAGGCACGAACGGAATCACTCACATCACAGCTGATACCTATGATTACATAACGGCTTAGAGATTCATCAACATACTGCCGCAGGTCAAGGGTATACGCCATATCGTTGATGAAATAATGACCGCCAATCCATGCTTTTCCTGTACCCATTACAACAGATAAATCACCGCCTGCGGTCACTGAAAAGTTATCTCCGTATGTATCAAGAATGCCGTTACAAATCAGGCTGGACAGGTAGCCTGTGAAATCTTCTGCGGTATACACTCTGTCCAGATTCTTTGCATTGAAAAATCCATATGAAAATGCCATAAAATCACGCTCCTTTGAATGTTGGTGTGAAACTCCGACCATTCTGGTCAAAGCTTTCGATCATGCCGATCAGCTGAATTTTCGGCTGAATCAAGCCGAAACGTTTATGTTCCACCGTCACATAATCACCGACAAAGTAATCCTTGTTGTACTGATATTGAGTGGAAAATGCAGCAATTGTGGATTCCGATGCCGTCTGCGGAGGAATCATATTTTCCGCACCAGATTCTTTTAACAGCTCCAGATATTCTGCATCACTGACATCTTCCTCCTGAGCCGTGTTTCGCTCGTCCACATACACTTCATAGCGGTCAAGATAGGTTGGCTCTGAACCGAAATAATATGTTGTCCGCTTTCTTGCACTCCCTTCACCACAACCGAAAACATATGCAAAATTCTTCTGAACAGAAGAATCAGCAGCGTAAGAGAAAGTCAACAGATTATTGTAAGAATCCGAGAAAACAATATGAGGATTCGTGTTTTGCTGAATACTCCTGTCTGTTCCCTCAAACAAATCGCATTTCAGCGTATTGCCGTCCATGCGGATATTAGCAGAGCCGCCGATGGTTTCACAAATGGTATACAGCCATTCCATCAGATTATCATAGCTGACCTGTAATCTTGTTTTGCCCTGCCAGCACTTGCCGCTGACTGTTCCCATGGAAAGTCCCGGTATATTGCGGATTCCGGCAGAAATGGTATTCCGTGATAACACACTCCGAACAATATTCTCGTATGTATCGTTTGATGAAAATGACGGATAAATAATTCTTCGCTCCAGCAAGCAAGTGAGAAATCTGCCCGCAACAGTAAGGTAATCGCCGTCTTCTGCATCGGTTTCGATTTTTACGGATTCAATGATGCCAAAGTGTTCACTGTCATCATCTCTGCCGATAATCCTGCCAAGCTGAAAAACCTCCACATTCTGCGGATTGGCAGCAATGTACACTTCAAATGAACCGCATTGGTAAAATTCCACGTCCCACAGGAGAGAGGAAAAGCTGTCGCAGATTGCAACAAGGTCAATGGAAATTTGTTTTTCATTTGCTGTTAAGTTGTAAATTTCAACTTGCATACTATACCCCCAGATAAGCATTTCTGTGCATCAGCGTGACCTTTAGATTTTTCACACCACGCACCGCCTGCACATGAAATGTATTTTTTCCCTCACGAAGAGAAAGCCAAACAGAACCAGATACCAGTCGGTTGATGATATTACTGTCCACACCGTTGCGGGTAAGGGTGACCGTTTTATTGCCAGTTTTAGTGGTTATCGTGATGATATCGCCTTTCAGAATGTCGCCTTTGATTTGCAGATATTCTCCTGTATCGGCATTGTAAATTGTAGGCGTAACTGCCGCAATTTCCGGCACGGTTTCATCGGATGAAGCTTCTATTCGGATTGTAAATCCGGTTTCATCGCCGTCATTCTGTATGATAATGTTGTCCGTTGTGCTGTAAATGCCCAGAGGAAAAGGAGCATCACTTTCCGGAAACGGGAAATGGAATGCTCCAGTCACTTGACTATAGTAGGCATAGATTGCGGCAGTGCTGTACCAATATGGGTCAGGACAGATAATGCTGATTTGTCCGCTTACTTGGTCAGTAAAGTTGCTGATTTCACAAGTTTCCACGTAACCTTCTGCATACACGTCTATTCCGGCAGTCTTGTAGTAAACCTTGATATATCTGGACGGTTTCACCACACGATACAGAAGATGTCTGCGTTTTTCAATATCAATCCCACGCATTTCAAAGCTGATGACAAGATTACGCTTTTCAATAAAAGCATTGTTCAGATAGCTGCCGTCCATACCTGCATAGGTGGAGGTGCTGATTGTTCCAGCCGGAGGGTTGAGTCCTTCTATTTTTGAGAACATAAACTCGTTTGCTGTTTTGGAGAGGTCAATCTGCTGACCTGCTTCGTTTTCGAGGTATAGCGTGTAGAACAAAGTTTCACCTGCCTTTCATTGACAAAAAGAAAATAACATGATATAATACTTCAAAAATGAACTGTTCAAAATAGAAACTTTAGGAGGAGCATATGAATTTTAGTATTGAGATTCCAAGAAAAATTTCGATGGCATACAGTAAAGTGTGTAAACCTCTTTGTAAAGAGTTAGGTTTGTCACAGACCGCATTTGATATTATGATGTTTCTCGGAAACAATCCAAAATACAAAACAGCAAGAGATATTGTGGAAATACGGCACATCAAAGCCAATCTGGTATCGATAAATGTTGAACGTCTGGTTCAGGAAGGATACTTGATAAGACAAGCTGTAAAAGATGACAGACGTAAAACAGAACTACTGTGCACAGAAAAAGCCAAACCAATGATACGACGAGGTCAGCAGCTACAAAAAATGTTTTTTGAAAAGCTGTTTGCTCATATTGATGATAATATGCGTGAAGTCTTTGAGGAAGTCGTGCAGGTTATCAGTGAAAATTCAGATGAAATTTTGGAGGGAAAAGAATGATGGAAACGATATTGACCGTTCTGGTTACATTTTTTGCAGGTATGGGTGCAGGACTTGGAACAGGATTTGCAGGACTGAGTGCTGCAGCTGTCATCAGTCCGATGCTGATTACTTTTTTAGGCATTGATCCTTATATGGCAGTAGGCATTGCACTTTCTTCTGATGTATTGGCAAGTGCAGTTTCAGCTTATACTTATCATAAAAATAAAAATCTGGACATCAAAAACGGATTGATTATGATGGCAAGTGTACTTGTTTTTACGGTAGTCGGAAGCTATGCAGCAAGTCTTTTGCCGTCTGCAACAATGGGTGGTTTCTCTGTATTTATGACCTTCTTGTTGGGCATCAAATTCGTTGTACGTCCTGTGATGAATACCAAAGAATCCATGGCAGAAACATCAGCTAAAAAAAGTGTCATACAGTCCATCATCTGTGGAATAATTATTGGTTTTATCTGTGGATTCATCGGTGCAGGCGGAGGAATGATGATGCTTTTGATTCTGACCAGCATCATGGGATATGAACTGAAAACAGCTGTAGGCACAAGTGTATTCATTATGACTTTTACTGCATTGACAGGAGCTTTATCTCATTTTACAATTGGCGGCACACCGGATATTCTGACTTGGGTATTGTGTATTGTGTTTACGTTGATTTGGGCACGTATTGCAGCGGTATTCGCAAATAAGGCGAAACCAAAAACATTAAACCGTGCTACCGGTGTTGTTCTTGTAGTGCTTGGCATTGTTATTATGGGATTTCAATTTCTGAATTAACTTTTCATATCTTCACTGCATTTCTCGTCTGCCTGTAAATTTCCAGCCGTGACAGTGCTTTAGGCGAGTTATTCGTCTGATTCACTGTCCGGCTGTTGTCGTTGTTATAGTAATTGTTGACTGTACCGCCGGAACTGCTGCCAACGACTGCACCGGAGATACCGTTCAAACTATAATTCAAATCAGAATCCATGGTTAGCTGCATCGCCTGAGCAACACCACCGACCGCTTTTTCCACATACTTCTTGCTCTTATTTATCCCATCAGCCAGACCTTTCATAAAATCCGGCATCCAGCTTTCGTAATCGGTCAGTGGGCCTTTGTCCGGTACAGAAAAATGCAGAAAATCCCGAATGGTATCTGCCACACCAGTAACCGTATCAGCAAGATTGTTTATCATGCTCTTAATGCCGTCAATGATACCGCTGATAATATCTGCACCCCAGTTCCACGCATCAGAAGCAAGCCCCTTGATCCAGTCAACCGCCGCCTGAAATCCGTCCTGAATGGCAGTTTTCACGCCGCTGACCTTTGTGGAAACAGCACTTTTAATGCTGTCCCAAATGTTGGAAATCGTGGATTTGATGGTGTTCATGATGCTTGAAATCTTGCTGGAAATAGAATCCCAAACAGAAGAAACCACACTTTTGATGCTGTTCAGAATGGGGCTCAAAAAGCCATAAATCGCATTCCAGACCGAAGTTATCACGGACTGAATCGCACCAAGCACTGTATCAATGACGCTTTTAATGGCGTTCCAGATGGATTCAAAAGTGGTCTTAATGCCCTCTAAAATTGGCGTCAGAAATGAAACAATTGCATTCCAGATGGCAGAAATCTTCTCCGAAATCCAGTCCATCACATTGCTGATGATAATGTGAATTGCCTGAAATATCGTTTCAAACAGGTATTTGAAAGCGTCCAGCAATGGCTTGATGGTTTCATAAATGCCGTTCCAGACAGTCATAATGGTGTTGTAAATGGTCTGGAATACTGTGGAAACCACCGTATAGATGGCATTAAAAATATTGCTGAAAAAGGTGTAGATTCCAGTCCATATGTTGACGAAAAAGTCTCGGATACCCGTAACTATTCCGGTAAAAAACGTGGAAATACTCGTCCAGGTATTCACAAAGAAGTCTTTGATAGAAGTCCAGACCTCATTCCAACTTGTGCCGAACCAACCCAGCACCACATCGGCAATGCCTTTCAGAGTATTCAGAATATTGGTAAAGGTGGATACAATAAAGTTCCAGATGGAAGTAAATATGCCTTTGACACCGTTCCACAACTGATCCCAGTTGCCGGTAAACAAACCAATAAACACATCCAGCAGTCCCAGAATGATGCCGGAAATTTCAGAGAAAATATTTGCAATGTTCTGAAATACGCCCTCAAACACAGGTGCAAGCAGATTACATAACGCATCCCATGCCGATTTCATCATATCGGTGAAGCTTTCAAAGTTGAATCCAAGCGCATTGATGCGATCGGTGATGCCTTGCGTCAGATTGGAAAATGTACTCTTGATTTGCTCCCAGATACCAAGAATGTTATTTTTGAAGTTCTCATTCGTTTTCCATAGATGCATGAAAGCCGCCACAAGAGCTGCAATCGCTGCAACCACGGCAAGAATTGTTCCCATAGAAACGCCCAATGCACCGGTAACAGCTGTAATCCCACCTTTGACCGCACCAATCGCAGCAGGCGCTTTTGATACCAGAGATAAAATACTGCCAACGCCGGAGATTGTCTTGCCCAGTACAATTAGCATGGGTCCCAAAGCTGCCGCCACCAGTGCAATTTTCACAATGGTTTCTTTTGTCTGTGGGTCTAACTGATTCAGCTTATCTACTAATCCTTGCATATAGGAAACAATGGAACGAATGGCAGGCATAAGAATGTCTGAAAAAGAAATCGCCAGTTCTTCCAGCTGAGATTTCAGAATGGTCAGTTGTCCGGCAAGGTTGTCCTGCATGGTTTCTGCCATGGATAGGGATGTGCCGTCACAGTTACTGATTGCACCGGAAAGCTTGTCAATATCCGTAGGTGCGGCGTTCATCAGTGCAAGGAATCCGGACATTGCATTTTTGCCCACAAGAGCCTGTGCAGCAGATGCCTGTTCCGATTCAGAAAGTCCGGCAAAAGCGACTCTGCAATCAGCCAGAATATCGGAGAGTTCACGCATACTGCCGTCTGCATTGGTGGTCTGAATTTCCACTTCACCAATGGATTCACCACAGAATTTTACATCACCTGCAAGGGCAGTCATAATAGAGCGCAGTGATGTTCCTGCCTGGGTGGACTTGATTCCGGCGTTTGCCATCAAACCGATCGCCTCTGCTGTATCTTCTACGGAAAAGCCAAGTGAACCAGCAACCGGAGCAGCATACTTGAAGGTTTCACCCATCATGCTCACATTGGTGTTGGCGTTGGAACTCGCCGCTGCCAGAACATCAGCAAAGTGGGCACTGTCAGCAGCAGTCAAGCCGAAAGCGGTCAAGGCATCTGTCACAATATCAGAGGTAGTAGCCAAATCTTCTCCCGAAGCGGCAGCAAGATTCATGACACCTTCGATGCCGGAGAGCATATCTTCTGTTTTCCAGCCTGCCATTGCCATATAGTTCATAGCTTCGGCTGCCTCAGAAGCAGAAAATTTCGTCTGGGAACCCATTTCACGTGCTTTATCTCGTAAGGCTTGCAGATCATCACCAGTTGCACCGGATACAGCGGCGACCTTGCTCATGGCAGCATCAAAGTCTGCTCCTGTCTTGACAGCAGCAGTTCCCAGTACAGTGATTCCGGCAGTCACGGGAAGCAGTTTTTCACCTGCACCGGAGATTTTATCACCAACATTTTGCATCACTTCACCGGCCGCACCAATTTTCGCAAATGCTGTATTGGTTTTATCCGCTTCTGTTTGCAGATTCCGAAGTTCCTGTTCCGTTTCAATGATTTCACGCGGGAGGGCATCGTATTGTTCCTGCGATATTTCTCCATTTGCAAGGGCTGTATTCGCCTGTTCTGCCGCAGTTTTAAGGGTTTCCAGTTTTTCTTTTGTGGAGGAAACCGCATCGGCTAACAGCTTATGTTTCTGGGAGAGCAATTCGGTATTGGACGGGTCAAGCTTCAGCAGCTTTTCTACGTCCTTCAGCTGAGTCTGGGTAGTGCGGATATTTTTGTTGACACCTTCCAGTGCCTTGGAAAGCTTGGTGGTATCGCCGTTAATTTCGACTGTGATGCCTTTGATTCTGTTTGCCATGCGGTCACCTCCATTCTGCTAAAAACGGTCAAAATCATCCTGAGATGCAATTGTATCATACTTGAAATCGTCATTCTCCCGTTCGGTGAACATATCGTTCACAAGCCCAATCGTCAACAATTCCAAATCGCCCATTGACAGACCCAACTGCACACATCGCAGCAGAAAAAGCGGTGTTGTCATTTCTCTGTCAATCGGGCGATGTTTTTTTTAGATTCCACCTGTGTTTCGATGTTCAGTCCCCAGAGTTCAATCAGTTGTGGGAGAATTTCATAAATACTGAACGTGTTAAATTTCTCAAGCCAATCATCCGGAGAGGAAGGAACATTGTCAGGATCAGCGTGTTTCGCCATAATATAGGCGATATTCTCAAAGACCTCCAAGCTCTCAATGTCCAGTCCGGAGTTATCCGCATCACCTTCGGATACAGATTTCTGTAGTGCAGCAAAATCCTTGTAAATGTCTCTTCCGAATTTCAAACGATAAAGGCGAGGTACAGCAGCACTTGCCTTGAACGGTACTTCTATCCCGTCCACCAGAATATTTTTCTTGATTGCCATAGAATCACCCCCTTACGATTTAGTTGTGGTCGTTGTTGTCGTTGTTTTCACAGATGTATCCGGATTGTACGGCATCTTATACCAGTTGTTGTAGGTGGTTTCGTCTGTTTCTTCACAGGTTTTCGCCTTCACCAGACCGGTCGGAAGTGCCGTTGCTGTGAGAGACAGTGTTTCTGTCTTAACCTCAGTAGAATCTTCCGTTGTCTGCCCTTCTGTTGCAGGACGGCTTGCACTGCAGCAGTAGAGGACGTGACGAATCTTGTGCTTGTCACCTGAGAACTCAAACATCAGTGCAAACTGTGCAGGTTCTGCATCATTCTGTTCTACAAGCACACCATGGTTATCCAGAATTTCACCAAGAATTTCTGTGGCAAATTCTGTGGTAACAAGTGCCACTTCGAGATCACCCTCATAACCGGAATTGTTATTGATTACGTAATACACCCCATTGTCGGCATAGAAATTTTCGTTGCCGCCGTTTGCATCAATAGACAATGAAACTGCACCAGGAAGGCTTACGGATTCGCCATATGCCGGTACCGTCTTGTTTCCATCAGAATCTTCGCCCCATTGGATAATCTTTGCCCAATGTACGTTGGACAAGCCAAATTTCACTTTGTTTCTTTTCTTTGCCATAAATCAAACCTCCGTTTCGTAAAGTACTTCATAAAGTCGTTCTGACTCAATCCATATCTCAGATTTGTTGTAAAAAATATGATGCTGTTTGAAAATATCCTCCACACGCTCTTCCGTTTCCGGGGATTTTTCATCGGTGTACAGTTCGATATTCAGCTGTTTGAAACTGTGATATGTCAAATTATCTGCGCCGAAAGTATTTTCTCCAGGAGAAAGGAAAAGAAGGAACGGAGGATTCGGACTTTCTCCCTCGGCAAAATGATGATAAGAAAAGGGTAGTCCAATTTCCTGCATCATTTCATTGATTTCTTCGTATGTCATGATAATGCCTTTCTGATAAGATTCTCCAGTAATTCTTCGCCATTCTGTTCAGCCGGAGCAATATGCGGTCGGGCAGCAACACGACCGCCGCCACGTTTGGCATGACCATGCTCCAGCAAATGTGCAAGCTGATAGCGGTTTTTGGAATGCACCGTCATTTCAAGTGAATGACTGTTTTCACTGACCTTTTTCGTTGCCCAGCTTTTTGAGTAAGCACCCGTGTCCTTTGGGGCATTAGACGATATCTCTTTCTTAACTTCAGTTGCAGTCTTTCTGACTGCTTTTTTCATTTCTGTATCTGCAAGACCTGCATATTCTTGTAAGCCTTTCATGATCTCAGATGCCATATCATCAACAGAAGTCATAGCAGTCACCAGCCTTTCTTGTTCCGGCAACAATTTTCATATAGTCCAGTGATTTGTAATTCGGCAGAACGCCGTCTATGTTATAGGTCAGCCCGCGGAATAAAATCTTATGCGTTGTAGAATTGATACGCATAGTATCCGGTGTCTGCCGCACAGTAAATTCCAGAGCACTGACCTCTTTGGTAACGCCAGCTTCTGTGGTTTCAGAAGATGTTTTTACATTGACAGCAGCCCAGCAAGAGAAAAGTTCCTCCCACTGTGCCTTGTGGTTGCCGATGCTGTCAATTTTGGTATTATGCTCCAAAATAGTGATTCGCTGATTCAGATTTCCAATCTCCATTAAATCACTCCTTCCCGCTGTGCAAAGAGAATAGAACGTAGAGATAAGGTGAGCTTTTTCATATCGGCAGTATTGCGGTTTTCATAAAGATAGCCCAGTGCGAACAACATAGCCGTCCGCACTGTATCTTCATTTTGTGCAAGCTCTTCTTCGTCCATTCTGCCCACATCCATGCACAATTCTTTCGCTGTCAGAAGTAAATCCTGAATCAATTTGTCATCCTCGCTGTGATCCACACGAAGATAGTTTTTTGCCTCTTGTAATGTTACCACCCACTCCAGCCCCTTTCTGCTATTATGCCTTTGTTGTGGATGTGCCCTTAATAGTCAGTGTCTTTACTGCCTCCGGGAGGATGAGTCTGCCGTCTACACGCTGACTTGCAATAAAACCGACCTGTCCGTTCATGGCAAAGACCTCATTCAGACGCTTAAAAGTTCTGCCCTGACGGTCACCAATCCAGTAGTACTTAAAATCACCGAATGCGATTGCCTTGCTGCCGGCTTCTAAAGTCGGAACATAGCTGGAAGTATAATACGGGCGATTGAGAATCATATCCGGTACACCTGCCTGTACAGATGGATTCCAGATATAGTTTCCGGTGTTGTCCTTCAGCTTGCGGAGTGTCTTGACTGTGGTGTCATTCATCACCCAAACGGCTTTCTTGCGGTATGGTGATTTTAATGAATAGAACAGTTCCATGATGTCATCAAATGTAATTGCTGCACCGGAAGTGGTCACGCCATCTTCTGCACCGCCAGCATCGGCAAAAATACCGGTCGGCTTGCCTTTACCGTCACCCACAAAGAATGCCTCTTCTTCCTTTGCTCCCACACGTCTTGCAAACTCTTTTGCAATGTAGGATGGAAGGTCAAAGGCAGCATCATTCAAGAGTTCTTCCGAAATCTTAATAGCAGTGCCAACTTTGTAAGCAGAAAGAGATGCCTGTCCGAAAACGTCATCAGACAGAGAATATGCTTCTTCTTCGTCCATCCACACTGCCTCGCCCTTGCTGGTCACGATTGGAATCTTACGGTCGCCGGAAGATGTCTGAATCACTGTTGCCAGCTGACGGAAAATATTCTCTTCTTCCAGTGATTCGATCAGCTTCTTTTCAAATTCATCCGGGCAAAGATAACCACCCTCCGAATCAGTGCCGATCTGCAAATCATTGCGGACATCAATATAGTTGCGATTGCGGATATTGTTCCAGAATGCTTTATTGTAGCTGTCCGATGCAATGCCAGTCTTTTCTGACTGCTCTGTATGTGTTCCGGGTACAGACACCAGTGGCACAGATGTTGCAGCATTCATCTCACGGGCAAGCTTTTCCTGACGTTCCAGACGGTCGATTTCCTTTCCGTAAGCCACAATCTGTTGCTCCATGGCATCATAGGTCTTGCTGTCCTCTTCGGAAAGCAAACCGCTGTCGTTACGCTTGGAATCCAGAAATTCTCTTGCATCATCCCAAGCCTTCGCTCTCTTTTCTCTCAGTTCCTGAATGGTCATGTTCATTCCTCCAATCAATCTTTTAAAAGTGCCAGACGTTTGTCCAGCTGGTTAATGGGAACACCTTTCGGTGTAATAGCGGATAATTTCTGCATCAGTGATGCAGTGGTCTGAATTGGTGAATACAGCATAGACATCTGTTTTTCATCCGGATCGGATTCTTCCTTTTCAGGAACAGATGACTTTTTCCTGTCTTTATCATCAAATAGGATACCGTCAGCAAAACCCAGCTGCTGTGCTTTCTCTGCATTCAGCCATGTCTCATCATCCATTAGTTTTGATATCTTGTTTCGGCTCAGTCCTGTTTTTCGGGTATATGCGTTGATGATGCCTTCCTTGATTTCATCTAAAAGTGCAATTGCTTTTTCCATCTCTGCTTTATTCCCTGAAGCATAGGTCATAGGGTTGTGAATCATCAGATAGCCTGTCGGACTGATCAGTGTTTCATCTCCTGCCATAGCTACAACAGATGCTGCTGATGCGGCAATACCGTCAATCTTTACCGTCACTTTGCTTTTGTGATTCCGAAGCATGGTGTAGATTTGACTTGCAGAAATGCAATCGCCGCCCGGACTGTTCAGCCAGACAGTCAGATCTCCGCTGACTTTTGATAGCTCATCACGAAACAGAGCCGGAGTTATTTCATCACCCAGCCACGTTTCATCAGATATCGGTCCCTCAAAGTAAAGTTCCGTTTCCGAGGTATCTTCGTTTTTCACGAAGTTCCAGAATTTCTTCATTCGGTTTCTTCCTCCTTTATTGATTTTTGATTTGCAAATGCCCCAGCTTCAGAAAGTTTTGTAAAGCTGCCGTTACACAAATAGAGGTCTCCGCCTTCTTCGGCAGGAATCATGTTCATATCTTCCAGTTCACGAATGTCATTCGCTGACATCCAGCCGTTTTGTCTTGCCGTGGCATATCCTTGCATTCTGCTTGCATAATCGCCCCGGAGCAGTCCTTCTACGTTGAATTTGATAAAATACTGTCCTTTTTCTGAATCTGAAAGCAGAGCCTTTTGTAGTCCCTGCTCCCAACGAACAATCCACGGGTCGAGACTGTATTTCACAAAATCCAAGGACAGATGCTCCACATTTGAAAATGTGGCATGGTCAAGGTCACCAATCATATGAAGCGGCACTCTGTATAACCTTGCAATCTCCTCAATCTGAAACTTTCTGGTTTCCAGGAACTGAGCCTCATTATTCGGAATAGAAATTGGTGTGTACTTCATACCCTCCTCGAGCACGCAAGTACGATGTGCATTAGAACCAGAATATGCTCTCTGCCAAGCCTCACGTACACGCTCCGGATTCTTGATGACTCCGGGGTGCTCTAGCACAGCAGAGGGACTTGCACCGTTGGCAAAGAATGATGCACCATATTCATCACAGGCAACTGCAAGACCGATAGCATTCTTTGCCATGGCAATCGGCGAATATCCGACCAGACCATCATACCCAAGTCCTGGAATATGGAGAACTTCATCAGCGTACAGAATGATGTCGCCCTGTTCTTTCATATTCGGATTGGCTTCATCATAACGGCTGTAAATATATATGAGGCGATTTTTATCGTCACGGTCTACTTTCATCTTGTCGGGCATCAAAGGATAAAGTCCCAATACTTCACCTCTGCCGTTTCTGATAATCTGAGCATAAGCATTGCCGTAAATCAGCAGATGTGACATTAAGGTTTCTCTGAAAACAAATGATGTCATTTCCGGGTTTGGCTGGTCGTGGAGCAAAAAGTAAAGCGGGTGATTTGGCACTCGCTCTTTTCCTTTATCATTGTATTTGTACACATGAAGCGGCAGTTGTGCAATAGCCTCCGATAAAACTCTCACGCAGGCATAAACCGCAATATGCTGCAATGCCGTTCTGTCGGTTACACGTTTACCGCTGTTTGCTCGTCCAAAAAAATATGTGTATGACGGGCTGTCGTAACTGTTCTGTGGCTTATCTCTGGACTTGAAAAGTCCTGTGAAAATACCCATAGAAATCAGCTCCTTTCTTGACTTTTCGTATATGGGTGTGGTATAATGTGCTAAACAGAATGTAGGGCATCAGCTTTATAAATAAGAATTTGACGGAGAGATAGTATGGCTATTATTAAAAACGAAATACCGATTTTGGAGTTTGATACAGAGCAGACAGCAGTTCTTAATCCCACTCATGAAAATCTTGGTTTGAACTTACCCAAGAAATGTGTGTTCGCATTTCTTGGTGCTTACATAGATGAATATGCCAGTAAAAGTGATACCAAACAGGTATCCACTTTTGAGAGTGCAACGAAGCATTATCCCATTTACATCACCAAATACAAGGGTGAGGACATTGTGCTTTGTCAAGCACCCGTTGGTGCGGCAGCAGCCACACAGATACTTGATTGGCTGATTGGTTATGGTGTAAGAGAGGTAATCTCGGCAGGTAGTTGCGGTGCTCTGGAAAAGTTCCCCGAAAGTACATTCCTCGTACCAAACAAGGCTCTGCGTGATGAGGGAACATCTTATCACTATGCGCCCCCTTCTCGATTTGTGGAAATCAGCGAGAAGGCAAGAAAAGCAATTGAAGAAACCATTCTTGAGCATAGTATGAAATATCAGGAGGTTATAACCTGGTCAACGGATGGATTTTTCCGTGAAACCAAAGAAAAGGTGGCTTATCGCAAAAGTGAAGGCTGTGCAGTTGTAGAAATGGAATGTTCTGCTCTGGCGGCCTGTGCTGATTTCAGAGGGGCAACCTGGGGTATGATACTTTATACCGCAGACAGTCTTGCAGATGTTGACAAATACGACGAAAGAAACTGGGGCGGTAATGCATACGAATATGCACTTACGCTCTGCCTTGATGCGGTTATCAAATTATAAGAACAGTTAGAATCAATCTTTTTTTTGTGATATAATTTTATTGAGGTGAATGAAATGAGGACTGAAAAAGAAATATACGATTTAGTTTTGAATTTTGCTTTTCAAGATGAGAGAATTAGAATTGTAACTCTTGAGGGGTCTCGCACTAATGTTAATATACCAAAAGACAATCTTCAAGATTATGATATTACTTTTTTTGTTATAGATATGGGAGAATTTTTGAAAAGCGATGACTGGCTTAGTGTTTTTGGTAACAGAATTATGATGCAAAAACCTGAAGATATGGAATTATTTCCTCCAGAAGAAAAAGGATTTTCTTATATAATGCTTTTTGATGATGGTGTAAAGATTGATTTAACTTTGTTACCTGTTTCAATGCTTGAGGAGTATCTTACTCGCGATAAACTTGTAAAAATCATGTTAGATAAAGATAATATGATTAAAACAGAAATAGTTCCCACAGATGAAGATTATTACATTAAGTGTCCAACAGAAAGAAAGTTTGATGACTGTTGTAACGAATTTTGGAATGTTGCAACATATGTATCCAAGGGCTTACTTCGTGGTGAAATACTATTTGCAATAGACCATATGAATGAAGTATTACGTCATGAGCTTCTTAGGATGATTAGTTGGTATGTCGGTACTGAAAAAGGATTTAATTTCAGTTTGGGTAAAAACTATAAATTTTTAGATAAGCATATTTCAAAAGAATTGTGGGATAACTTACTAAATACATATTCAATGAGTTCGTATGAAGAAATGTGGAAATCGTTTGATTTGTGTCTATGTTTGTTCAAAAAAATATCTAAAAAAGTGGCAGATTCACTTGGTTATAATTATCCTGATTATGATGAAAACGTTACAAAATATTTGGAAACACAAAAGAGAATTTCAAATAAATATCTTTATGGTAATAGGTATTGACAAATTCCAATTTGCCGAACTGATATCAACTATAAAATCAGCATCTCCCTCGAATCATAAACAGACTCATCAGAAACACATCCACAGCGGATTGCACGGTCAAGAGCCATAATCATGGCAACAGCACCGTCAATCTTCTCTGTGGATTTTTCCTTGTCAGGCTTGATGTTTCCGGCGGGGTCACGCCTTATAAAGATATTATCCATCATCCAGCGGAGAACCGGGTGTCCGTTATGAGCAAGGGTCTGTTCAAGGGTAAGTTTCATCAGTTCCTTTGTAGGCGGTGACATATCCTTGTAACCCTGTCCGAACTGAACCATTGTAAATCCAAGACCGTCAAGGTTCTGCGACATCTGCACAGCACCCCAACGGTCAAATGCGATTTCTTTTATGTTGAATTTCTGCCCCAGTTCATCAATGAAATTTTCGATAAATCCATAGTGAACAACATTTCCATCAGTGGTTTTCAGATAACCTTGCCGTTCCCATACATCATAGGGAACATGGTCACGTCTTACACGAAGAGGCAGTGTTTCTTCCGGTAACCAGAAATATGGTAGAACGTAGTAATGTTTATCATCTTCGGTAGGAGGAAATACAAGAACGAAAGCCGTAATGTCAGTGGTTGAGGAAAGGTCAAGACCGCCGTAGCAGACACGACCTGCAAGTTCATCTTCATCAAAGCTGAGCTTGCATTTATCCCATTTTTCCATTGGCATCCAACGGACAGCCTGTTTTACCCATTGATTCAGACGGAGCTGCCTGAAAGCATTTTCTTCTCCGGGAGTTTCCTTTGCAGAATTACACGCAGCCATAACTTTATCCATTCCGATTGTCTTATCAAGGCTTGGATTTGCTTTCTTCCAGACTTTCGGGTCAGTCCAATCCTCGGATTCATCAGCACCATAGATGACAGGATAAAATGTCGGGTCATGTTTTCTGCCCTCAATAATATCCTTTGCCTTTTGGTGTACTTCATAGCAGATGCTGTTGGTATCTGTTCCCGCTGTGGTGATAAGAAAGTAAAGCGGCTGCATTCTTGCATCACCTGAGCCCTTGGTCATAACATCAAATAGTTTTCTATTAGGCTGCGTATGCAGTTCATCAAATACAACTCCGTGAATGTTGAATCCGTGCTTTGAGTAAGCCTCAGCTGAAAGTACCTGATAAAAACTGTTTGTTGGAATGTACACGATACGCTTTTGTGATGTCAGAATTTTAACACGCTTATTCAGTGCAGGACACATTCTCACCATATCAGCGGCAACATCAAATACAATGGCGGCTTGCTGTCGGTCTGCGGCACAGCCGTATACTTCGGCTCGTTCTTCACCGTCACCACAGGTAAGCAGTAGTGCAACAGCGGCGGCAAGTTCTGACTTGCCATTTTTCTTGGGAATTTCAATGTAGGCTGTATTAAACTGCCGGTAACCGTTCGGTTTCAGAATACCGAAAAGGTCACGGATAATCTGTTCCTGCCAGTTCAGAAGTTCAAACTTTTTTCCTGCCCATGTGCCTTTGGTATGACTAAGGCACTCAATAAAAGAGACGGCATAGTCTGCCGCCTTTTTATCGTATCTTGAATCTTCTGCCATGAATTCTGTCGGCTTGTATTTCGCCATTCTATCACCACCCAACAAAAAAGACCTGCCAAAAGCAAGTCTGAATAATTCTAAGCCCCGTGGGGCTATTTTGTAATCGAGATCCTATTCCCATTGTAACCATGTTACCATACTAATTCAAGTATATCAAGCGTAAACGGAGAAATATACTGCACAAACATATCTGTGATTATTTGTGTACTATATATCTTCGGTACGAGCCACACAGCCCCGTTTCCGAGGCTGTGTTTTGTGAATTGGTCGGGCATTATCTGCCCGTTTCGCATTCCCATTCAAATTCTGCCCATGCAGTGTATTCATCTTCGAAAAGTGCATCGTCGTCGATGTAGTCTTCTTCGTATTCGATGCCGTCGATTTCTTCAAATGTCGTTCCGTTTTCCTCTGCATCTTCCTTTGCAAAATCTTCGGCGTTCTTTTCAATCCAGGCTTTGAACTCCTCATCGTCCATGTGGTCTTCGTTTGCAATTTCAAGTTCGTATTCGTACTCGCTGTCCACCCAGGTGATGATTGCCTTTGTGATTTCGGTTCTTTCGTTCCAGTCTGTTTTCCAAGCCTTTGCTCTTGCCTTTGCGATTCCGTATGATACCATTTGATTTTCCTCCGTTTTTGTTTGTTTTCGCTTGGTTTCCCTTGCGTTGTGTACATATTACCGCATAGTGTGAATAATAGCAACCCGCTAAACTACCAGAATATACAGCCTTGAAAGCGGCTCATAATTGTGTATATTATGACAGCAGAAACAAGCCTCCACATTGCCGTTTGTGGGGCTTATTTTTGCATTGGGTAAGTATTCGGAAACGATCGTGCTTGCCGTTACAGGCAAACGTGGCGGCTGTCAGTCCCTTATCACAATCGGCATCAGACCGTTTGGAGTTGGAACGAAAAGTTCAATGTTCCAGAAACGCTGCTTGTACTTTTCAGCAAGTTCAGGCGTAATGTCCGTGAAGTCCTCATCTCCAAGTCCCGCAATGAAAAATGTGCCCTTGATGACATCACAGATTTCCGGAATCATTCTGTTCCACTGAGTATCGGATTTCAGTTTAGCCTCTTCATCGGCAACTAAAGCTACTTTATCTTCCCATGGATAAATTGCCTGAATGTATCCGCCCACCGTTTTCTGCATCGATTCCAGGCTACCGTCAATGTCGGTTTCTCTTGGGTGTTTCCCCGGTTCAACAATAAGTATGTGCATTGCTTTTCCTTTCTGAGCCTGCGTGGGGCAGTTTCATCTGCCCCTTGGCTCTTTGGCTTTAGTTAATTCTGATTCGGATTGCGGGGTATTCTTTGCCCTTGCCCCAAATGTCCGGTCTGCTTACTTTGCAAAGTTCCTCAATGGTGCAGCCCTGGTTTGCGAGTTTGTGAAGGTTTTCAAGGAGTGCCGTGCTTGTTTCCGTAACCGCTATGGTTTCAACTCCTGCCTCTCTCATGGTCTTCACAAAATCACTCATGTCCGTTGTCCAGGGAAGTTCATTGCATTCAAATTCGCTGCTGTTGTGGTTAAGGTTGAATTCGTAAGTCCAGTAGGCTTCAAGTGTTCCTCGTCTCAGCTTGTTTGCATTGTTCTCGGCATTCTTTCTGAGATTTTCAAAGTATGTTTTAATCTGTTCGTTCATGGTGTTTTCCTCCGTTTTTTCGTTATTTTCGGTCGGTTTCCCGTTCCGTTGTGTAGTATATTACCGCATATCAAGGGGATAGTCAACGATATCTGCGATAATAAATGTAACAAACATAAAGCCGATTTCGGAGGTAATTATTGTGTATAATATGACGGCACAACAAAGCCGCCTATGTGGCTCGTGTGGGGCAATTTTTCAAAAGGAATAACTTTGCGGTGGTCTCCCTTGATGCCCACACAGCCAAACGTGGCGGCTTGTGTGCGATTATTCAGTTGTATTGCGATGAATGATGCTTACGATTTTGTCCTGTTCTTCTTTGGAAATCCCGATGCTTTCCAAAGCCTCTCTTGTTCCACAGTCAGGGCATATTAGCGTCTGGTTGTCGATTCTGGAAAGTGCAGGAACGCCATGATATTCTATGCCGCAATGCGGACAAACTCTTGTCACTTTTTCAGCCGTTTTCATTTCTTACACCCCTTTCGCTAATATCAAACGCAAGCCGCAGATGTTTCAAATCAAAACCAAAATCACGGTACCCCTGAACGCAAGTTCTCACATAGGCATGACTTGGAATTCCCAGCTTTCGCTCCTCATGCATGATGTACACAAAGGCAGTCAGCGTTTTTGTTTTGTCGGTTTTCCAGCATTTTACCGGCAGTTCCATTTCCGTTTTGTAATAGAAATTGGGGAAGCCCTCGTAGCGGTCAAGAGCCAGTTCATCACGCTTTGAAACTGCCCAGACGGCAACCGGAACCATGTCACCCTTTTTCTTTTCAATGGTCAGGTAAGAACCAGTCTTACTGCCCTTGAATAATAATTGGTAATCGGGAATTTCCGCCGTTCCAACCACTTTGGCATCAGGGCAGCGGAATCGCATCTGCTGCACGTTCAGATTGCTGCCGTAGGCAAGGTAAAATTTTGTCATCGTAATCAAATCCTTTCCGAAAGGAATACCCTTTCACCACCATAAGACCGCCGGAGCGGTCTGAATGGGTTGATAGCAAAAGGCTATGCCTTTATCTGCCAAATCGGAATGCGGCATCTCCGTTCAGGTTTCTGGTCAAGAAATCTCTTGCTGTGGCAAATTCTTCACCAACCAGTCCCAGTCGAATCAGCCAAGTCCGCATGGCGAACTTTGGGTTTTCGGTCTGCTGTGGTTTGGGGCTTGCTGTTCTCAGTTCTTTTGCCATTTCAGAAAGGGCAAGGCATAGCTGAATGTAGCTTTTCAGCTGCCCGGCGTGAAGTCCGTTTTTCCGTTCCGCCGTTGGCTTGTCAAACTGGAAAAGTCGAAATTCAATCGTGCCCTTTGTAAAGGTTGCGTGGAGGTTCAGCATATGGTATCGGCTGTCATTGTAATGGTGATCTCTGCCGTAGTTTGCACCGTTTGCTGTGTACCAAAGGTCTGCAAGCTGTGCCATGGTTGCAGGCTTTTTCTTGTTCACCTTTTCGATGAATTCGGGACTTACCGTTCTGCAGTATCTGTTCATTCTGCCTTGGTCAATTTTCAGGGCATCGGCAATCAGTTTTTCATGGCTTGCCATGATGTTTGCCAGGTTGCGGAGTGTCTGCGGCGTGTGGCCGTTTGCCCCGATGTGAATGTGAACCCCAGCCCCAATTCCTGCATGGCTGACTGCTCCGGCTTTGCGAAGTCTGCGGACAAGCTCCTGCAGGGTTTCGATGTCCTCGTATTTCAAAATCGGTGTAACCAGTTCGCACTTTTCGTTGTCGGGGCCTGCAATGGAAACGTCTCTTTGAAATTTCCACTCTCTGCCCTGTGAATCCCAGGTGCTCCAGGTGTGGTAACCATTGCGTCCGGCGGTATTTTCGTAGCGGCGTGTTCCGAAGAAGTCAGCGGCAATTTTTGCGGCTCGGTCTCTGGTGATGTGGTTCATCTCAATCTCCACGCCGATGGTCTGGTTTTTCAGGTTTTCGATCTGCTTTCTTGTCTTTTCGTTCATGGTATTTTCCTCCGTATTTCTGGGCTTTTTGCCCTTTCGTTGTGTTACATATTAACTCTAAACGGAGGATATAGCAATACGATTACTACACAATCTTTTTGGCTGTATTTCGGCGAAAGATTGTGTAAGATACACCCTTGATAAGGTTGCTATTCTATGGTAAAATACAGTACGATGGAATAGGTGCTCGCTTATTTTGAAGCCCCTACAACTTTAAAAGAATCCACTTCGGGAATCAAAGCGAGGGAAGAACCGTTTTCCCATTTCATGTGAACACTGCCAGCGTCATCAATATGAGTCACTTCACCGATTGTTCCGGGAAGAACAGGATATTTTTCATCCCGCATAGAAATCAGTTGTATCTTTGTTCCAACCGGGTACTGCTTTCGAAGTTGTTCCAGATAACATTTATTCGGAAACTTCATCTGAATCACCCACCTTTCTAAATGCTGAACTGCCTGAAAGATTTCTGAGAAGTACCTTTCTTGCTGCTTTGTATTCTGCTCCAATCATGCCAAGGCGAAGAAGATAGCATCGCATGGCATATTTAGGATTGTCGCTGGTGTCAGGCTTGTTGTTGATACGGCTTTGATTCTTCGCAAATTCGCAAAGCATGGAAATGAAAGTGCAGTAGGCGCTTGTATCATCGTACTCCTCCACAGAAAACCATGGAAAGCAAACCTTGTCTTCTTCTACAAGGATTTCAAGATTGTCTGTTTTGAATGCCGCCTTGAAAAGTTCACCCTTGTTTTCTACAATTCTTCTGAGTCTGTCGATGGTTGCATCATCAACCAGTTCCAACGGCATCTCTACCGTCAGAACGTTTTCTTCTTCATCAAGTGGAATATCGTAGCCTCTGCTGACTAGTTCATCTACCAGATGCCGGGTTTCCGTGCTGTTGGCTGAATCGCTGATTTCAAGATTACCCTCCTTAGTGACTGTGTAATCTCTGCCGATTTTGTATGCACAGGTAGGCATATACTGATATTCGGCAGGTGTTCCGATAATCTCACTGACTGCTTTCACCAGTTCCTTGCGGTCATTGCCTGTAAGTCCTAATTCAATAATCATGTAGTAAACCTCCATTTCGTTTTGGTAGTACACATGATAACTCTAAAAGCCACATATATCAAGTGTGAGATATGTAGAATTATTCTTCACTTTTCTGTGCATAACAGGCTATTCCGGCAAGGACAAACCATGCGTTGCAGGCTGCGATGCCGTTGCCCCACATTTTGTATGCAGCACTGTCGGAATATGGATTTTTCAGCCATTTTGCAATCTGCTTACGGGATTTGGGTTTGCACTCTTTTCCGATAGCTTTGTTGTAGGTTTCAAAAACATTCTGCCACCAGTCAATCTGCATATCAGTCGGATTTTCCGTTCCCAGGTCATCACACCACCATGTGGGCATTCCTTGCAGCAATGCACATTCCTGTGGTGTAAGACGGCGGACAATGTATTCAATTTCAGGAGTGCTGTCATTTACAAGCGGCGGGTCTTTATAATCCGATGCCACTAAGGTATTTGCTTTTTCTTTTTCGGCAACAGTAAAAAATGATGCTTTTGACGAACTGTAGACAGGGTGAGCAATTCCGCCTGCACCCGATGCAACAAGTGTAGGTGAGGTTTCTTCTTCAATCTGAAAACTGAATCGTGCGTTGTAACCCTGATTCATGGCGGGTCTGCCAATTCCATAAGATACTGCATGATTCTCAGTGCAGTTGAGAGTGTACATGGTGTCCGATTCTTTATAGCCGTCACCATGATGAGATGGACGTGAACCGTTGCCTTCAACCACAACCATACCTCCTTGATTCTTGCAAGGAGATTGATTGCTTGTATCAATTGTCCGAGATGTGTCAGCTTCATAAAATCCGCTGTTGGGATTATCGGATAACATGGAATTGCTGTGTTTTCCGCAGATACCATATACCTTTGGAACAAAAAGCGTCTGGTCGTTATTGCAGGACAGCGTTGCGGATTTATCCTTTTGTATTAATGCTCCCTTACCACCACCGGGACATCCTGAACGTATTTTCAGAGTTGCCGGAACAACACCTGCCCGAAGTGTAGGTGATTTTTCTTCTTCATAGCCAATGCCTCTTGCTTTTGCGGAATGCTCAGTGCAAAAGCCTGCCAATTCAACTACAAAAGGCTGATTATTTCCGCCTGTTCCGTAAGTTGCGGATACAGTCTGGGCAACCTCCAGAGGACCTGTATATCTCGTAGCCTGCGAATGGTTCTCAAACATTAACCCTGAGCCTGTTTCTTCAGAGCGATTTCCAGAACTTCGGGTAATTTCTTGCCACGTTCGGAAGCTCTCCGCAGAATACCCAGACACGCCTTCGGACTCAAATAGTATTTTTGGTGCACTTGCGCCTGTAAAATCTGCGACAAGGTAGATACGCATTCTTCGTTGGGGTACACCCCAGTACTGAGCATCGACTGTCCTATATGCGAGAGAGAAATTTTCTGCCACGATTTCTCCTGCTTTTTCCCATTTTGCAGGTTTAGGGACAGAAATATTTGTGTCCTTGACCTTGCAGAGTTCTTCGAGGACGCATCGGAAGTCCTCGCCGCCGTTGGAGGAGAAAGCTCCTGCGACATTTTCCCAGACTGCGAATCTCGGATATCTGCCATTTGTTGCACACCTCATTTCCTTTATAATTCTGACTGCCTGAAAGAAAAGTCCTGAACGCTCTGCATTCAAGCCCTGACGTTTTCCTGCAACCGAGAGGTCAGTACACGGGCTGCCGAATGTTATGATATCAACGGGTTCAATTTCAGCACCGTTGATTTTGTTGATGTCACCCAGGTGCTTTACAAACGGCAGTCGCTTTGTAGTCACCGCTATAGGAAACGGCTCAATTTCAGAAGACCATACAGGCACAATGCCAGAGAGCATACCCATCATTGGGAACGTTCCCGAACCGTCAAAAAGGCTGCCGAGTGTAAGTGGTTTATTCATTCGGTTTTTCCACCTCTTTCACAAGCTCAGAGTATGCTATCTGCATACCATTACGCATAACATATACACCGTCAGCATCACCTGTATCCTCAACATATCTGCGTAGGATAACAGACGCATACTTTTCATCAAGCTCCATTGTGTAACAGATTCGGTTCATCTGCTCACAAGCCATAAGGGTAGAACCGCTACCGCCGAATGTATCAATTACCACGCCATTAGCCTGTGTGGAGTTTCCGATCGGATAACTCAGAAGGTCGAGTGGTTTGGAAGTAGGGTGATTGGCATTGCGTTTTGGCTTGTCGAAGTTCCAGATGGTTGTCTGCTTACGGTCTGAATACCAGTTGTGCTTTCCGTTCTGCATAAAGCCATAAAGCACCGGTTCATGCTGCCACTGATAATCGGAACGTCCGAGAACAAGACTGTCCTTTACCCATATACAGCAACCTGCAAGATGAAATCCTGCATCTACAAAGGCTCTGCGGAAATTCAGACCTTCGGTGTCGGCATGGAACACATAAGCAGCACCGCCTTTTTCAAGATGTTCAGCCATACACTTGAAAGCAGAAAGAAGAAATGTATAGAATTCCTCATTCTTCATGCTGTCATTCTGAATGGTAAGTCCGCTGGAACTTTTGAATGATACTCCATAAGGCGGGTCCGTCAAAATCAGATTTGCCTTTGTATCTCCCATAAGGGCAGATACATCTTCGGCAGATGTTGCATCGCCACACATCAGTTTATGCCTGCCGACAGTCCATAAATCTCCACGCTGTACAAATGCTGCCTTTTCAAGTGCTGTGGTCAGGTCAAAATCATCGTCCTTAACATCATCGCTGCCGTTTGTATCAAAAAGGTCTGCTATTTCTTTTTCATCAAATCCGGTAAGACCGAGATCAAAGCCGAGGTTCTGGAGTTCTTCCATTTCCACGGCAAGGAGTTCATCGTCCCAGCCAGCGTCAAGAGCCATTCTGTTGTCAGCCAGAATATACGCTTTTTTCTGTGCCTCTGTTAAATGGTCGGCATATACGCAAGGAACTTCTGTGATGCCTTCTTCTTTTGCCGCCATGACACGTCCATGACCGCAGAGAATATTATTTTCTCGGTCGATGATAACAGGATTTACAAATCCGAACTCACGCAGAGAAGAGCGAAGTTTCAGAATCTGTTCCTTGTTATGCGTTCGGGCATTATTGGCATATGGGATCAGCTTGTCTGTTGCAATCAACTGTAATTCTGTAGTCGTATTCATGCTCCGTTTCTCCTTTTCAAAACTTTCTGTAAGCCTTTTCTGGCATCCATGACATTTCCGCTTGCTGCCTGACCTTTCAGAGTACGGTACTGTTGTTTCGTCATTTTCTGGCGGTTAGCTTTCAGGTCACGCCAGAACTGAGTGTCTGCTTTCATGTAAATCTCACTTTCTGCTTCTCAGCAATTTTTCCATCATATCTTCATTCGGGTTGCCCTGGAACTCCACGGAGCAGTTTTCACGGACAATCTGAAAAATCTGATTCCAGATTTGGTTTGCCTGTTTCATATAGTTCTGAGACATCGCAACATATGGAGAAGCTATAGCGGCTCCCGTTGTCGGATGCTTGGAAATATATCCGTACTTTGTTACTATCTGCTCACAGTGTATCCAACGTGAAATGCTCATTGCATACTGTTCCACAAGCTGACGGCTGACAATCTTCTCACAGGATCGTTCTTTCAACCACTGATAAGTTTCTGTATAAACTTCATCAGCGAGGAGTTTTGTTCCGTCACGCTGTAATTCCTGCATAAATTCACGTACAGGCGGTGTTTCAGCTGATTCAATATCAGCCGGTTGCATCATGACTTCCGCTGTTTTTCCCTCGGCAATTTTCTCTGCCAGAGCCTTTCTTGGTCTGCCTGCACCCGGTCTTGCACCGCCTCGGTTGGTACCGTCTTTCGCCATGATGTCACCGTCTTTCCAAAATCAAAGAAATTCAAACAAAATCGTAAAAATGAGCATAAAAAATGCCGACTGCAAAAGTCGGCAAATGTAGTTGTTATCGATATTTTTCGTTACTTTTAAGACCCAGGGGGCAATACACCTTTTGAATACCCGTTTTTGTGCGTGAGAGGGGGCGCCGGTCTGTAAAAAATTCACAATTAGAGATTTTTATCCCCCCACTGGCAGCATTTCAGACACAATCAATATCGATAGACGGGATTTCGGTCTTCCGTCCATGTTTTGCGGTCATGGCAGGACTTGCAAAGAGCCTGCCAGTTGTTTTCATCCCACATCAGATGCGGATCACCACGGTGGGGAATGATATGATCAACAACGGTTGCCGTCACATACTTCCCCTGTGACATACACTTCACACACAGCGGATGCTTCCGCAGGTACGCCTTGCTGACACGCTGCCACTTACTGCTGTATCCACGCTTGGCGGCAGACAGTCGGTCAGGGTGCAGCGGCTTGTGTTCATCGCAGTACGCACCATCGGTCAGCCTCGGACAGCTGGGGTGCTTGCACGGTTTCAGTGCCTTCCTCGGCATCGCCGACACCTCCTCTGGACATGACAAAAGCCGCTGCGGATATCCACAACGGCTCTTTGCATATTCTTCTATTTTATATTATAGCACACATTACCCGTGTTTTCAAGTGAATTGGACTGCATCGAACTGCAAACTTTTCAGGGCTTTGTTGTGGAGATAATACGCCTTTCGCTTGCTGATAAACATCTCAGCAGCAATGACGTTCCATGACTTGAATTCCAGATAACGCTTGGTCAAAAGGTCACGGTCATCGGCATCAGCAGTGGCTTTGATGTGTCGTTCCATATCTGCAAGCAGAGAATCATACTCTTGCTGTGTATCCTTGATGTCCTGCTCCAGTGCCATGATCTTGAAAACCGTGCCTTCCATCTTGCTGTGGTCGGGCGACACCGTCCTCGGCATATCGTTGATGCCGCTGCCGTTCATGCCCTCTGCCCGCTGCCGCAGAAGATGTATCTCATGGATCTTCCTGTTAATGCGCTTGCGGAGTCGCTCCATCTTATTCCAGTATTCCTTCATGCAAATGCCTCCTTCATTGTTGTGATCAGCGTTTCGCCATTCAGGTCATCGGCTAATAATTCAAACCACTGCGACCGCAGAAATCGCTCTGCTTCATTGATGCCGTCCCTGTTTTTTGTCATGAGAGCGGCTTTGTAATCCTGCAGGGCTTTTTCTATTACAGCCGCAGCAAGCAGTTCACATCCCATAGCATCCCTCCAGTTCCGCTTTGACGGCATCCATCAGGGCTGACTGCGTTTTGTCCTTATCCTGTAGGGCTTTCAAAATACGCTCATCAACAGTGCCTTTCGTAACGATATGCTGTATGACAACGGTCGCTGACTGCTGTCCCTGCCTCCACAGTCGGGCGTTCGTCTGCTGATACAGTTCCAGACTCCATGTCAGTCCGAACCATACAAGGGTGCTGCCGCCGGACTGAAGATTCAGCCCGTGTCCGGCAGAGGCAGGATGTATCAGGGCGACAGGCAGTTCACCGCTGTTCCAGCGGCTGATGCTGTCGGGCTTATCCAGAGTGCTGAACGGGATATGCAACTGATGCAGCCGTTCCGATATGCGGTCGAGGTCATGCCGGAACCAGTATGCAACAAGCAGTGGTCTGCCGTTCATGCTTTCGATAATATCCTCAAGGGCATCCAGCTTTCGGTCGTGTATCGGAACGACCTCGCCGGAGTCATCGTATATCGCACCATTCGCCATCTGCGACAGCTTATTGCTGAGACTTGCAGCATTGGCGGCAGTGACTTCGCCGTCCGGCAGCGACAGCACCAACTCCTGCCGCAGATCGCTGTATTTCTTATGCTCCGCTTCGGAAAGCTGCACGGTGTATTCGCTCATGATCAGTTCCGGCATTTTCAGGTGGTCGGTCGCCCTCATGGAAACCGTGATGTCGGATATTTTCTCATATATTGCGTCTTCCGCACCGGGCAGCGGCTTATAGCTGTACACGATCATGCCGTTTCGCTTATCGGGCTGAAAGTAGGTATTGCGGTACTGTCCAATAAAGCGTCCGAGCCGCTGCCCCATATCCAGAAGCCGGAACTCCGCATACAGGTCCATGAGTCCGTTTCCGGTCGGCGTTCCCGTCAGTCCCACGATGCGCTTCGTCTTCGGTCTTGCCTTCATGAGAGCTTTGAAGCGTTTTGTCTGGTGGTTTTTGAAGGAACTCAGCTCATCAATAACGATCATGTCAAAATCGAACGGCATCTCATCTATCAGCCAGCCGACATTCTCGCGGTTGATGATATAAATATCCGCCTTCCGGGACAGTGCCGTTCTGCGCTCTTCCGCTGTGCCGACTGCGATGCTGTATGTCAGCCCTCTCAGGTGATCCCATTTCTCAATCTCTTCCGCCCATGTATCACGGGCTACCCGCAAAGGTGCGATGATCAGAACCTTGTGTATCTCAAAGCTGTCGAACAGCAGGTCGTTTATCGCCGTAAGCGTTGTGACGGTCTTGTCAACCCAAGCCCATATCAAGCAGGAGTGCTGCAATCGGGTGTTCCTTGATAAAATCGACTGCGTATTCCTGATAATCATGAAGCTTCATCCGGCATCACCTCCTCAATTATTTCTTGTATGCCCACCATACTGTCAAGCACATACACCTTGAAGCCTAACCGCCGCAGGAACTTATGCCGGGAAAGCTGCAAGGCTCTGGGCTTTTCACCGGGTGCTTTAACTTCAACAAATGCCATCCTGCCATGCGGCATCAGCAGCAGTCGGTCTGGTACTCCGCTGAATCCCGGCGACACGAATTTCAGTGCTATTCCGCCGGAGTCCTTGACTGCTTTTCGGAATGCCTGCTCGATATACTTCTCATCCATTTCTTCACTCCAATCTGAAACAGCGGTACAGAAAATCCCTATACGCGCGTATTACGTGCGCTTTCGCGCGCGGTTTCTTACTATATATTCTTTTATTTGTACTATAAAGATATAGTTGTATAAGTTGTTTCCGTAAGGACTGTTTTTCCTCGCGCTATGGGAATTTTGAATGAAACAAGTGGAGTGAGACAACCTCACTGACCACTTGTTTCACGATGTTGTCTCAGCCTTTACGGGTATAGATGCGCTGCAGACCGTAAATGGGAAGCCTTTTCTTCGTTCCGTTCTTTTCCCAGCCGCTGATGCGTGTCATGATTGCGGTGATCGCATAGCTGTCCGCAGGCTTGATGTCCTCCTTCAGCTTGCCGAAGCACTCACACCAAATCTCAATATTCGATACTGTCTCGCGGCGCACTGAGCCTATCGGCTGTGTCGGTTCATCGGGGTTCTGCAGGAAACTGCGGCGTTTGTAGATATCCATCGTATCCCAGTCGGTCGGCAGCAGTGTATCCAGATATCGGATGACAAGCCCTTCACGGTCATCCTGCTCCATTGCCGCAGACTGCTCCGTCCTTGCATAGCTTTCCAGTTCCGCAGGAAGGAACAGCGGCTCTCCTTCGCGTACATACACGAGTGTCTCTGCCCACATCATCTCGATGTCGAATTCCGTCAGATCCCACGGCTTATACTTGTCACCGCCGGGGACTTTGACCGTCCAGAAGCGGCGGTTTCCGGTCACATCACGCAGAAAGCCGTTCTCGGAATTGGTCGTGCCGAAGAAAACACACTGCCTCGGATGCGGGGTGACACGCCTACCGAAGGAGGCGCGATACTTATCGTCCTGACGGGAAATGAACGCCTTTACCTTGTCGATGTCAGCCTTCTTCATTCCGGCAAGCTCACCGATCTCCAGAATCCAGTATCCCTGCAGCTTTTCCGCAGCAGTCTTGTCGTTCATATCGGAAAGGTTCAGGCTGTCGGAATACCATTCGCCGCCGAGTTTGCCGATAAAAGTGGATTTGCCGATGCCCTGCGGTCCATTCAGCACAAGGATATGGTCGAACTTGATGCCGGGGTGATATACGCGCTGCACAGCGGCACACATGATCTTGCGGGATACCGCCCGGATATATGCGTTGTCATCAGCACCGAGATAGTCGATCAGCATTGTGTCAATACGCTCGATGCCGTCCCACTCCGGCAGACGGGAGAAATATTCCCTGATTGGGTGATAGGAACGGTCGTCCGCCGCCTTTGTAACGGCGATATCGTAATTTCGTGCCGAAAAAGTACCATAGCTTGCGTCAATATAGCAGATAAGCTGTGCGTCATCAGCATCACGCCAGAAACGAGCCGGATGCTTCCACGGAACTTCGCCACGGATCTCCATGCCGTCTGCCAGTTGATTGAACACGATGTTCCGCAGATACTGGTCGTTTTCCATGATCAGACGGATATTATGCAGGCAATTTTCCAGTACACCGTCCTTATTGCGGCGAAGCTTTTTCATCCAGTTATCATCAGCAGAGACAGCAAAGTCCGTTTCGGCTTCTGCAAGACGTTCATTTGCTGCAAGTACCTTTACTGCGTCCAGCTGCATTACAAATTTGCACATTTCTCGGAACGCTGCCTTTTCATCCAGATTGCCGAACTTGTGAATACGCACAATATCAAAAGCGTTGCAGAGTTTCAGGTATGCCGGGTCTTTCGCATGATGCGAGTACACGAACATATCCTCCTTGATCTCGACACCCGCCATACTGTGCGCCGTGATGAGATGCCAGCGGTTATCATTATCGGTCGGCTCATATACATCGGACAGGAATTCCGTCAGTGCCTTGCTGATCGGGAAAAAGGCTCTGTTGAACAGACCGACAGCACCTTCCTTTTCCAGAGGGTTCTGCACCTTCTGCTGCGTGGCCTGATTCGCCTTGCTCTCACGGGAAGAGGTCGGGAGCTGTGTCGGATCAGTCCATTCCGGGTGCGCCGACAGGATATCATCGGGATCAAGCCACGCCTTGTCCACTTCCTTAAACTCAAAAGCACCGTTCTGCGGACAGGACGGCCAGTACATAAGCTGATTCGGCTGATAAGAACACTCATCGAAATAATCGATGCCCAGCATCTCAGCGACATACCGGGCGACCGCCACGAACTCCTCCGGTGTCACATCCCGTGTCATCGGAACAAGAATGCGCGCTCTGGGGTTCTCAGGCGTACTGGAATGCGTGGTATACAGGCAGGCGGTATACGGCATCGTTATTTCAAAGTTATCCATGTATTCACGGGTAAGGCGGTCGCCGTCAAAAGACAGGATAGACCTCTTTTCGACCGTATCGATCTTGCGCCTGCCGCCCTTCAGCACACCGCCGACAAAGCCGCCGTGATCTTTTGCCGCATCACGCTGTGACTTAGACATCTTCGCATATTCCTCGGCGGTCTCTGTTGTCCGCTGCGGAACACGCAGGCGTTCCTTGAGGTCATCATAGCTGATGGTCTTGTTCACCCATGTTTTTGCCTGACGGCTGTTGCCGTAAGCGATAGCAAGTGGTCTCATGTGCATTCCTCCAAATCAGTAGTAAAATAGCGTATCGGGATATGTTTGCGTTTGGCACGTTCGATCTCCGCTTTCATACCGGGACTGATATAACTGCCGAAAACCCACAGCTCCGCACATTTACTCAGCAGTATGATATTCATGAACAGGGCGATATCCCGTTCTTCCGGGATGTCATCATTCATGAACTGCGTGACATATATGTGCGGTGTTATGGGCAGGCAGTGCATATCCACAGCAAAACGGCTGTATTTTCGTGCGTTCTCAGTGTTTTTCTCCGTATCTCCGGCATAGGGAGAGCAGATGTAGACGATAGGTCGGAAGGCGGCAGCTTTCGCCGCAGCCTTCTCTTCCTTCTCGATACGGGTAAATGCTTCATATTCGGTGGGACTGAAGTAGCCCTCGCCGTTATACTTGTCTGCCATTCAGCCCTCCTTGATCTTTGCAGTATACCATTCCAGATAGCGTTTTCTCTCGTGGTAGTCCGGCACAGACACAAGCAGACCGATATCGACCTTCTGCAGCGTTTCAAGCAGGTCGATCTGCTCCTGCGTCAGGTACGGGCGGATGCTGGTCTTCTTTTCGATGCCGTGCTGGATGCGGAACTGCTTTGCAGTCATACCGAGAACGATGCGGTTGAGCATATCGCACTCGTTGCTGAAGTGATAAGGCTTCGGATCGTCCTTCAGCAGGCGGATGTTTTCGGTCAGCAGCGGGAACTCCTGTCTTGCTGACACCAGCGTTCTGATGAAGGCTTCCATTTCGTTGAAGCGACGGATATACAGTTCCTTGAACTGCGCAGCCTTTTTGCCGCGATAGCCCATAGCCAGAAAGACGAAGCCGTCACGAGTCATCACATAGCACGGCTGCTTATGCCCCTGTTCGTTGATGTATGTCGACTCCTCAAAATTGAGGAGTCGGAAATTCTCCGAACAATCGAGGTTTCTGATGTCACGAAGCACCAAATCGTGTCTCTTTTCAAAGAACTGCGCCACGAAACGGCTGTCCACTCTGACCGTGTCCTGCTTGTCAACGAACACACCGAAGTCATCCATAGGAATCAAAGTCTGCATAATAAAAACTCCTCTCGGAAAATTTGAGGTATCCCTCTATTATTTCATTGGAAACGAGACAGCCGTTTTGACGAAGGGTTCGTTAATTTTTCTGGTAGAAATCGCATTCGTAACCATCAGCCTTGAGAATAAGCCCTTTTGCCCACGGAGGAACTCTGCCCATCTGATCACATACAGCATCTACAGACATCCGCTTATCCGCCTCGATGATGATCTCGTCATGCACCGTTGCTACCATAAAACAGTGCGACAGCGTCTGCATACTGTAAAAGAGCAGGTCGCGGGCAATCGCCTGCGTTACATTCTCTGCGATCTTGCCGGAGAAGGTTTCAAGCCTGTCCCACTTCTTGGCGGTATTCAGCCCCATGTATGTGATGCACTTGCCGCCGAATTTACTGCACCCGATCTTGGGTTGAGCATAAGCAAGCCTTCTGCCGGAGGGCAGCGTGATAAAAAGCATACCGCCGGCATACGAAAACAACAGGCCGTGCGTTTCCTGTACCGTTCCCTGAGATACAGCGGTGATTGCAGCCTTTTCCAAATCACGCCAGAGCCGGACGATATTCGGGTTTGCCGCCCGCCACGCATCCACCAGTGGTTTCAGTTCTTCTTCCTTCATGCCAGATTCCAATGCGCCCATGCTGATAAGCGCTCCGACACCGCCGCCGTAGCCGCAGGACAGCGTTGCCTGCTTGCCTTTCTGACGCAGTTCCGCATTTTCGCCGTGCTTCTCGACTTTGCAGTGAAACATACGGCTTGCGGTCGCACAGTAAATATCGCCATTGTTCGCAAAGGTATCCAGCACCCACTGTTCTCCGGCAAGCCATGCCAGAACGCGGCATTCTATCGCTGAAAAATCGGCTACAACAAACTTGAATCCCGGACGGGGAACAAAGGCTGTGCGGATAAGCTGAGACAGCAGATCAGGCACGTTGCCATACAGCATCTCAGCATCCTCATAACTGCCGTATTTGACTGTATCCCGTGCGACCGCTAAGTCTGAGATATGGTTCTGCGGCAGGTTCTGGAGCTGCACAATCTTGGAGGACTGCCGCCCTGTGCGTGATGCACCGTAGAAGCTGAACATACCGCGCACTCTGCCATCGGAGCAGACTGCTGCTTTCATCGCCGTGTATTTCTTGACCGATGACTTGGATAACTGCTGCCGCAGTTCAAGCACCGTCCTCACAGGCTCTTTGGCTGTTTTGATAAGGGCGGCAACTTCTTTTTTGCCGAGGGAGTCCGAAGGATAACCCTGCTGTTTAAGCCAGTTCAGAAGCTGATACACGGAATTCGGGTTCTCTACTCCGGTCAGGCGGCTCATTTCAGCCGACAGAGTAGCCTTTGCCTGCGCATCAATGCGAAGTGCAGCATCGGCAAGGGCTGTATCCACAGCAATGCCGCGATCATTTATCTCCTGATCCAGATAGAATTCCTCCCATACAGCATCGGGAACGGGATAGCGTGAGAGCCGGTCATCTATGGCAAGTTCCGCAACAACATCCTGCCTGTTGTATGTCTTGAATATTTCCCACTTATCCGGTGCATCTGAGGGAGAGTGGAACTGCGGAATGCCGTCTTCTTCGGCATAGGGAATGCAGAAGTATTTGATAAGGGCTTTTCCTTCCGGCATCTTCTGCTGTTCCAGTTTCAGCGCAGCACCGGCATCTGCCAGTGTGGACGGCAGCGCAAGTGTCCGGCAGTGGATCATAGTGCAGTGCCACCCACGGGGGGAGAGGTAGTCGCCGACTGTATCTGCGTTGATGCTGTAACTGCGGAAGATATGCGGATAATTATCACGGAGGTAGCGGGAGAGACAGATGCGCTCAAAATTCACATTATGCGCGCGTTTTATGATGCTTTCGTCAACAAGCGCATGGAGGATATTATCGGGAACGGTATCTCCGGCGGTGAAGTCATACTGCTGTACCTCTCCGCCGTCAACGGAAATGCCCATAAGCGTGATTGCAAAGTAGGGAGAATCGGCATAGCGGTATACTCCGGCCTTCGTCAGATCAATATCACTGCGGCATTCCAGATCAATTTCTATACATTTCATATTGTCACATCCTTATAGCAATAGAGCCCAGCCGCATGGTCGCAACTGGGCTCCGGAGTCAATTAGCTGAGGAAATCATCCTCAAGGTCTGCGAAGTCATCCTCTGCACGGCTGTGTCCGCCGAGGGGTTCGCCGTCTTTCGTCTTCATCAGATTGTTTAATCCGCACGCAATTCCTTTTGCTGCTTTTGTGCAATAAGCATAAAAATTTATGCTTGCACGACCGTAAACGCCGCTGTATACCTCAGAGGTGTCGATGATCGGCTGACGGTCTGCATCGACCACGCCGGGAGCAGTGATAGAGTTGGCATTCACAAAGTAGCTGTTCGCATAAGCCGGATCATCGGGACGCTCGGCATCTCCGTCCCTGAGCGGGGTTTTCAAAGTGCTGAGAGGCGGAACGCTCTTGCTGGTACCCTTGAGCTTGCCCGCGCCTTCCTCGTAAGCTGCCTGAATCGCCGCCTTGATCTTCTCGATAGTAGCAGTGTCACTCTTCGGAATGATCAGGCTGACCGAGTATTTCGGCTTTGCGCCTTCCTCGATTGCCTTCGGCTGCCACACATTTGCATAGCTCCAGCGGCACACGCCGGTGATCACCTTTGTCGGAATAATCTTCTTTTCCATAGTATCAGTCCTCCATAAAATCGTTTTTGGCTGTATTCCACTCCGCCCTACGGTCGGAGATAGGAACGAGTGTCGGTTTGCCGGGTGGCTTGTGAATCAGACCACCGAGCAGTTCTTCAAATTTTCGCTTGCCGAGCAGCTTGGTCATCGCAGTAAGCCCCAGAACCTTATGTTCATAGGGATCAAAGCCTGCGGCAGTTACAGCATCTGCAACGGCAGCTTCATCTGTGTATTTGCGGACGGAACGTCCCTCGACCAGTTTCCACTGCGACCAGTGCTTACCGGAAAGAGCTTGCTGCATCGCATAGTCCTTGATGTCGGATATCCACGATGTGAGGTCATCTGCCTTTGCAAGGATAGCCTCGATCTCGTCATCGGTCAGTTCCGGCGGCATCGCGAAATCATATCTCGCAAGCGCAAGGTTGTATTCAGCCCTTTTGCGGCAGGTCTGCTTGACCTTGCAGAAGCGACAGTGTTCACCAGCGCAGAATTCACCTTCACCTGCGAGGGCGAGTGCAGCGGCGGGTTTCAGAACGGTATTGCCCCACTGGAGCAGTTCTTCCACTGTTTTGGTACAGGTATCGCAGTGGTTCAGGCGCGGCTGAAAGATTGTCATCTTCACCTCAGTGAATTCATACAGCGAAGAAAACGCTTCTATCGCTCCGAGGCTATAGCACATAAGTTGCGTATTGTCCTGCGCACTGACTTCAAGCTGACCGTATTTCAGGTCACATATATGCAGTGTCTGGTCGGAAATCAGCAGGAAGTCGGCAGTGCCGAAGCATCCTGCCGCCCAGCGTTCACAGGATACACGCTGTTCTACGAGGACGGTAGGATCACGGCATGAGGCGCGAGCGGCTTCTATCAGTTCCAGCACAAAATCACGATACAGGTCGGTCGCTTCATCCATTTCAGCATCGGCGCATTCTGGTATAGTGACATCCTCGCCGAGTGCCTGCCTGATCTTTGCCTCGCCGATGGAATGCGCGAGGGTACCGGCGAGAGCATAACTGCTGCCCGTATCCGGTGCTTTGGCATTCAGCGCAGCAGACGGCGGACATGAGATCCACATCTTACTTGCTGAAGGCGGCAGATTGGAATGTACATCAGGCATTCAGCTCACCAGCTTCCCGAAGCAGTGCCGGATATTCGGCAGGATCAACAGCACTGAGCTTATCACCGCCGTGTTTCTTCAGCAGTTCCTTGACCTGCGCAGTCTTACCTGCACGGGACAGTTCCGACAGAACAGCACGAACCTGCTCAATGGTTACGGTCGGCTGCGGTTCAGACGCCGGAGCATCGTCATTTTCGGGGTTGTAAATCTCCTCGAAGCTGTTGACATAATTGTCAGTGGTCTGCGCCGTCAGCTCCTGCAGTGCAGCAGTGAGGGCAGACAGTGCGTTGATGACTTTCATCAGGGGTTCCATGCTTCATAGCCTCCTTTGTCAGATTTTTTGCCAGTCTTTTCGATACGATGCTGATTGCAAGCAAGGTATCCACAAGTTCCTTAGTCTTTGCATTCACGGTTCATCACCTCCCTCTGCTTTTCATTGGAAAGCTGACAGCTGATTTGACGAAGGATTTTCAAAAAAATTCTTCAGTCAAAATTGTGGTGACCTTCTTCATGCGGGAGAGAAGCGTGGTGCGGGGAATATCCAGTTCCTGTGCGATCTCTGTATCGGACAGACCATTCTGACGCAGCTCAAAGGCACGGAAGATACCCGGCACAAGCTCGTCCATTCTTTTAATAAGTGCTTCGAGCAGAAGCTGGTCGGCTGCGATCTCCGCTGTATCCGATGCCTCATCGACAATCTTGTCGAGCATGGTTCCCTCGTCACCCTTTTCATTCGTGGTTGGGCAGTCGAGGGAGAGTGTGTCCCCGGCACGGCGGTACTTGCAGGTGCAGCAGTCCATATCGCAGTAGCGGTAGTTTGCCTTCGGGCAGGCACAGCGGCCATGATTCTGCTGTGTGCGGCGGAATGCGTTGATATCGTGGTAATAATCATCGTGGACTTCCTTTGACACTTCAATCGTCTTGTTCATTTGCCTCAGATAGATTTGCATAAAAAAACCTCCGTTCGATTAGGAACGGAGGCATAGACCGGCTGCTATTTAGGCGCAAAGACCTAACCGCATCCCGGAATGGATCACTCCGTTCCAGTATGCGGCTGTTCGCTCAAAAAACAGCCATTGTATTCAATTATCCATGCTGACCGTTGAGCAGCCGGCATCAGTCAACATAGAGAGCCTTTTAGCGTCTTGCTCAGGACGGTTCCCCTATTGACTTTTTCCTGTTTCTGGGTGTATACTTAAGTCAGACAGGGTGGCGGCAGCAACGGCAAGCCGTAGTACCAACAGCAGATATTGAATCCAGTCCACAATGCTTGCCCTATTGCGTAGCCCATAGTTGCTTCATATCCACCGCGCATACCTGCGCCGCCTTGATCTCGTGGAATGCCGATATTGGAAAACAACGCTGCGTTATACGCCGCACCGTTCAACTGTTCCATCGGTCTTCCGGTGGATGAATACGGATTGGCATAGCCTTGCTGGATTCTCATCCAGTTTTGTTCAATTCCTGCGTTTACATAGGAAGAGAACTCCGATGGAGTTGGCGGCAGAAACTGCCCTCCGGTCAGATTTGTTAAGTCGTACATATAAATGCACCCCCTGTATTTTTGCGGTGCCTTGACCGCTACAACCATTATAGCTTACAACCGCAGGAAAAGCCATGACACAAAATTTTAGAGAATTTTCCCGGCCATAAAACTGTTAGGAGATCAATATGAGAAGAGAAAAAGAGAACCTTTCTGATTATTTACTTAGAATTTACGAAGAAGAATTAGGGTATGAATACCGTTCCGAAGAGGTACAAGCAAGAGTTCTTATTAGAAAATACAAAGAATTCATCAAGGCTCTTAATCTGCACGATGATATGACAGAAGAAGAAGAGAAACTGTTCCGGAAATTCGTTCATACAAATGAAACACTAAAATCCTTTTATAAAAAAGGCTCAGGGCACTCCGAAGCTGCAAAAAAACTACAAGAACTGTATTTTTTCGCTAATAGTTATTACGAAAACGAACTATATCCTCGCTATGTTAAGGAGGCAAATTGCCTTCGGCCAAAAGAAGCACAGATTCATATGATGGATATGGCGCGCTTGCATTCTGTACCGAAAGGGCTGGAACCGAATTCGTTCCTTCAACATCTAGAAGAGCAATGGGATGCATTCATGAAAGATTATGTATATGTTGTTTCTTCTCCTGAAATTGAAGGACATTCTCTTTCTCAAGCTGTGGACGATGAAATCGAGTACTACAAGTACAAATACAACAACTATAATAAACCATCAGGAGAATTTGAAGGCGCGGAAATAGAGTACTACAATGGGCAAAATGACAATCCGTATAAGAACTTGTATATCTACTGCCTTTTCCAGTTTGTAAGCTATTTCTTAGCAACAAAACTACCGACCTTTTCAGTAGAAAAGTTTACAGGGATTGAGGCGTTGAAAGCATATAAAGATAAACATACACTATCTTTAAGGGATGTTGCTGAAGCCTATTCGCTCATCGACAATACAACAGCAGATAAAGCATATGAACGCTTAAAAAAGCAATTTCAGAAATATGACTATTTTGAAGGATACAAAAATGAAATCGGTGAATACCAATTTCACGATATTACGGAGCCATTAGCTTTTTCAGAAACGTACAGAAAAAAGGATACTATTCCGTCAGACTACACGGATTTTATGATTCGCTATGTGTATTGTAGATTCATTTCATTTGCAATTGATGATAAGATGGACAACATTGCTGCGTTGGAGAAATACCATTCTTTCTTCGAGGAGGCTTATAAGGAATTGATTAAGACGGTTTATATATCTGATGCAAAATTCAGCACATTTCTTGATATCCTTATCGGTACTGCAGGAAGAATCAGTCTTAGGTTAGTTGCTCCTAAAGAAGTGGTGGACATGATGATATAATGAGCATCATCTGTCGTTGTCGATGGTGACTAGATCATCACGTAATGCCTCAAGTTCCCATGAACCGAGTGTTTCTGCACAACCACCATGAAGTGTAATCATCGACTCGCAGATTGCCGTTCCATAGTGTCTGTTAATGCTACGAAGCAAATCATCAACCTGACTTTCAGCAACTATTCTTTCTGTGATTGCCATTTCTTTGACCTCCTTGCATCTTGTTTCTGATTCCAGTATACTGCAAGGCATAAAAAAAGACCATCAAGTGGCACTTGATGGTTAAAAAGCACGCAAAAAGGGGTTATTCCACTAATTCCAATCATAGGAATCAACGGAATAGCCCCTAAATATGTTATAGAGCATCAAGTGGCGGCCGATGCTGAGAGGCACCGAATCATCACTTTCTGCATTTTGCACAAATCTGCATAGCGATAGCTGTGTACTATTACTATGAGTCAAGATTGCACAAGGTCACATTAATCTTCGCCTGATCAAGATAGCGCTGCCAGCGCTCTATGGTTTCATCAGTATGCTCATCCACAAGCCACCTATAGAATCTTCCCTCCATTGTGTTCGGGAAATCCACTCCGGCTTTTCGCATCAGATCGTAGCAGTATTCCTTATTAAGGTTCAGGCCAATAAACAATTTCAGTAACGTCGGAATAGTAACATTCTTGTTCGTCTTGTTACGCAGTTCACTTATGGTCTGTGTGCTGATATTTGAACGCCCACTCAAAGTTTCCGCCGTAAGCCCCTTGCGAGTAATATGGTAGTCAACCGTTTTATGAAAAGAACCGGGCAGCTCATCGAAATCACTCTCATACTGCTGAGATAATTTGACGATTTCTGCGATGGCAGCAGCCTCTTCTTCAGTCAATTGGTTCTTGGCAAGTTCTGCGTCATATTCAGCTTCGAGCAATGAATCTGCGGTGATTTCACGACATAGGAAACAGGCGCGATAGAATGAATCATCATAATCCAGCTTTATACGTTTTTTGCAAGTGAAGAGAAAACAACATTCATCGACATGATCCAATGCATACTGCGTCATTTCCGGATGTTCTTTATCATTGAATCGGATATACTTCGGCGCATTTATGCAAAGCATATTGTTTACGAAAACAATCTTGTTCTCTGCGTAAAGGGCATCCAGAACCGGATGCGTTATGATCATACGCAGTGCGCTGATAGAATCCACTACGAAACTGCCGTTCTTGCCTATGATTTTCGAACCGAAAGAGAAGTGAGGTATGGTCTTTCCTTCTATATATACAAATGTACCGTGTGCCTGTTCAAAGCCCAGTTCAATAGCTCGAAGTTTGGCGGCAATACGTGATACCTGAAAGAAAGCAGCGGTATCTAGAATGGCTTGTGCCATTACCTCTGCATCCCTTGTACTTGCAGGCATAGACTGCCGTAAGTCATGCAGTCGGTCTTGTATGTATTTTTTTGTAGTGGATGCAGGCATCAGGATTTTGGGTGCAAGGGTGTTTGCCTGCCATTCAATCCATTCCAGTGGGGTAGATTTCGCCTTCTCCTTACCATAAGCCTCTACTATCTCGCAGGAAATAAAGCGATACTCCTGATTCAGCAGGCGCATCAGTTCAAAAAACATCTTGTGTCTCTTCCAGTGTACGCATTCATGAATAATAGTGTTATTCATCGTTCCGATATTGTACATGAAAAAGACATTGGGATTTACCAGCATGGTTCCCGGTGGAACAGTGATATCCTCAGTCTCAGAATAACTGTCGTCTTTATATACTGTGACTGTGGTTGTTACAAAATAGGTTTTACCGAAAATGGTATCGTTAAGCGGCGCGAAGTATAGTTGCATCCCCATATCACGAACGACATCCTGAACTGGCAGTGGCATTGCTGTCTGCAAAGCCTGCTGGCAATGGTCGCGCAGGAAATTCTCAGCAACTTCATCAGCATCTTCGTTGTAGAGGTAAGGGACAAGGTAGTGGTCAAGGGAACTCTCCTTATCAAATTTGTCTTTGCTGTATTCCTCAACACGAACGATTTTGAAATTGTGCAGTCCATTCTTCAATATGCTCTCACAATATACTGACACCCAAATCGATTTGGCATCTGATTCATAGTCATAACGCGATTTTCCGTAAACATTTACATCTGCATTGATGCTTAACCGAAAATGCAGTGCATCACCGCCGATAGTCTTGAAAGTCACGCCTGCAATATGGTAATCGTCAAACTCAAAGCTGGTGGCATTGGGGATGAGATTGGTAGAGAAAAAGGCAGTGCCATTTTTCTGACAGAGAAATCCTTTGACCTTATTATAAATTGGATCATAGTAATTTTCGTATATATACTCTTCAAAAGAACGATAAGTCTTCATCATGCTGACTCCTTTCGAGAGAAGGGCGACTCGTATATGTACTATTATAGCATATTTGACCAGCGTTTGCAAGGAAACATCAGTTATATTTTCTGCTGACTAACACTTGCTTTTTCATGCTTATCGTGCTATAATAGAAGCATAGGTCATCGATCCGATGTCTATCGGTGCTAACACTTCAGACCTATAATAAAGCGTGCTGACCTAAATGGTCATAGGAGGGCTTCAAATGGATAAAACTATATGCGAACTGTTTGCCGGAGTCGGAGGCTTTCGTCTCGGGTTCGACCGTCTTGCGTCTGGCTGGGAGACTAAGTGGTTTTCACAATGGGAACCCGGTGCCAGAACACAATGGGCTCATGACTGCTATGTCCAGCATTTTGGTGATTTACCTGACATTGACGGTGAATTTCATACAGGCGATGACATAAGCACTGTCGATAAAGCAAAAATCCCGCACCACACATTACTTGTGGGGGGATTTCCTTGCCAAGACTATAGTGTAGCTCATACTCTTGCATCATCGAAGGGAATTGAAGGTAAAAAAGGAGTCCTTTGGTGGCAGATTCGAGACATTTTAGAAGAAAAACAGCCCCCGTTCTGCCTGTTGGAAAATGTCGATAGACTTCTTAAATCTCCCGCAAAGCAGCGTGGCCGCGACTTTGGTGTTATTCTTTCGTGCTTTGCCCAGCTTGGCTATAGTGTTGAATGGCGAGTCGTAAACGCAGCACTTTATGGCGCGGCACAACGTCGCAGACGAACCTTCATCTTTGCATATAACAACCAAACGAAATACGGAAAGAAGATGTCTAAAGCTAAAGCCGAGGACATTATCAAAAGCAAAGGTTTTATGTCTTCTGCTTTTCCAATAAGTGAAATAAGCGACTTTACAAGCACCAATATTGGAGCAGATTTAGTTGATGTTAGTGATCATTTTGCATTTGCATTTGAAAACGCTGGCTTCATGTCAGGCGGAGTAGTTACTACAGCTAAAATAAAAGAGTTAGAAGAAGAATCAGTAAAACTTGGCGACATTCTGGAAAAAGAAAGTGTAGCTGAAAAATATTTCATTTCAAATGAGAAAATGGAGAAATGGATGTATCTTAAAGGCGCAAAGAAAATTGAACGTACAGCCGCTAACGGGCATAAATATACTTTTTCAGAAGGTCCAGTCGCTTTTCCTGATCCGTGGGATCGCCCCGGAAGGACCATGCTTACAAGCGAATCCACTCTCAATCGATCAACTCATGTTGTTGCAGACCGGAAAACAGGCAGTTTACGATTGTTAACGCCTGTCGAAGCTGAACGCTTACAGGGATTTGATGATAATTGGACTAATACCGGAATGCCCGATAGGATGCGTTACTTTTGCATGGGAAACGCACTTGTCGTGCCAATGATAACACGAATGGGGAAAGTCCTCGATTTGATAATCGCTGAGGAAAAGTAAGCAATCAATTAGCTTCTGTAAGGGTCTTATGCACACGCATAGGGCCCTTTTTGTCGTTATGGACAATACACATTAAGGAGGGAAAATCATGGAGGGAACGAAATATACTAGCAAAGAAGAAGTTCTTAAAAGAGCGCAGGAAATAATTGGAATCCCGTTAAAGCAGATTGATAGAACAGGTCGCTTATCTACGGGAAAAGGAGCGATTGGCTCCGTTATTGAAGAAAGCTGGTTTGGATACTCTATCAACAGTGAGTCTGAGCCTGATTTTCCCGAGGCTGGTGTTGAATTGAAAGTCACGCCGTATCTTATTGGAAAAAAGGGCGAGATTCGAGCTAAAGAAAGGTTGGTTTGTAATATCATCAATTACATGGAAGAGTATGATAGAACCTTCAAAACCAGTTCGTTTTGGCATAAATGCTCAACCATGCTCTTAATGTCATATGAGCATAAAAAAGACAAACCGAAAGGTGAATTCAAAATAGATAAAGCAGTGCTTTTCAGTTTTCCTATGGAAGACCTTGCTATTATTGAACAAGACTGGAATACAATCATGGCAAAGGTTCGCAGAGGAGAAGCTCACCTTATTTCTGAGGGCGATACAATGTATCTTGCTGCCTGTACAAAAGGTGCAAATGCTTCATCTGTTCGGCAGCAACCTTTTTCAAATATCCCTGCAAAACAACGAGCATATTCCTTAAAATCGTCTTATATGACGCAAATACTCAACCAGTATATCTTTGGCACACAAAAAACAGAGCGCATTATCACTGATTGGAGACAGCTTTGTAAAGCCTCATTCGAGGATATCATAATCGATAAACTCAAACGTTTTTTTGGTAAAACGCAAGAGGAACTCAAGGCTTTATTCGGTATAGAGAGTAATGCTAAAAACCTTAATGAAGTATTACTTGCTAAAATGCTGGGAATTAGTGGGAAAATAGCTTATACTGATGAATTCCAGAAAGCCTGTATCGTGCCGAAGACAATTCGAGTACAGCGTGGTGGCAGGATAAAAGAAAGTATGTCTTTTCCAACATTTGATTTTATAAAGCTGAGCAAGGAAACTGTATGGGAAGAATCGGAACTGTATACATATCTCGCACCTACTAAATTCATGTTTGTTATTTTTCTTGAAAATGAAGTGGGTGAGTATGTATTTAGCAGGGTAAAGTTTTGGAATATCCCTGCTCAAGACTTAGAAGAAGTCCGACGTGTATGGGAAAGAACAATTCGTGTTGTTCGTAATGGCGTTATTCTTAGAGCGCAGGACGGCATAGTACACAATAACCTTCCAAAGCAATCAGAAAGTGAAGTCGCCCATGTTCGACCGCATGGTAGAGACTCAAGTGATGTGCTTCCTTTACCGGACGGACGAATGATGACAAAGCAATGTTTCTGGCTGAATAGAACATATATTGAAAAACAGATAAAGGGGTGAACATATGGCGGGTTACCTTATTGCTGTAGGTGGAGAAAAAGCAGAGCAATTGTCTGCACTTAAGAAAATCGTTGAAACAGGAGTGTACTCAACACTCGTGAAGACGCTGTCTCCGGGACCGTTTGAGGGAACGTTAACTGATTATCTTTCTATGAAAGAAGGAGACAATATTTATTTTTTCTGTGACAGAAAAATCTATGGAGTTGGAAAACTGGTCAGCATTAATGATGATTGCAAATACTGCAACTATATTGATTCCACCAAATTACAAAGATTTCCAGAAAACACAATACAAAGTAGTTTGATTATTGATTATGGAGACGATAGTTGGAAATACAGATGGTTCTGTATATTTGAAGGCGATCCATACTTTTTTGAAGAGGGAATTGATATGGATGAAGCACTTCGGTATAAACCATCCACTTTCAAAATGTTGCGTGCATTCTGGAAATTATCCTTTATAAAACTTGGGGACGAGGAGAATACTTCTCTGAAAGAACTGATTTATCTTAAGCACCAACATGAGCTAAGAAAACAAACCGGCATCTTACCTGAGAATAAAACTGTTCATGCTATGATTCAAAACAGGCAACTGAATAATCATATTATTTCGCCTTACCCACTACTAGCGGGTGTTACCGCAGGTCAGAGAGTCAAACACGAAATGGCACTTGAAGCGACAGTTGTATTTGATTTATGCCATGGTGGGCTTGAAGAATTACTAGGGTGTTGGGATTATGTCTCACATCAAGTTATTGCTTCCCCTTTTAAGCCGGTTGATTATATGGATAAAATAGATGTTTTTGCAGCCCGGTACCTAGAAGGAACAACAATTCAGTGTAAATATCTTGTTGCAGAATTAAAGAAAGATAGTGCGGGTTGTGAAACCATAGACCAAGTATTAAAATATGTTGACTGGGTCTGTAATGAATACGCATATGGTGACTATGAATCAATTCAAGCGTGTATAATAGCGGCTGAATTTGAAAGTGGTATTGACGAGTATTATAGCCAAGTGGTTCAAAGGTCTTATATCGTTGGCAGTCATCCGGCAAAAAACAAAAAATGGAATGCTTTGAAACTCATTGAGTATTCATATGTAAACGGTACCATACAATACATCGATAAAACACCATCTATTCCTTGAATAATTTGTTTTATTCAAAAAAGGCGGGGGGGTATTATGGGTAAATCTCTGAGAGAAACCGATATGAGAGGAGAAAGAATAGTAAAGGAATATCTCATAAAGCACTTTTACAATTTGATTCGAAGCAAAAAGATTTTGGAAAAGATTACGGATTACTGCTCTATAGAATCAATTGAGCAGCAGTTTCAAGGTGTTGATACTGTACTATATCTTAATAATGGTAAAACTCTGAATATTGATGAAAAATGCGCTCTAAAGTACATTAATACCAATCTTTCCACATTTGCTTTTGAGATTCAATGGTTCCGGTATGGCGAGAAAACAGTAGGCTGGTTTATCAATCAAAAGCTTCAAACCCAATACTACTTTTTGATGTGGGTAAAAGGAAAACCTATAATAGAGCCGAAAAGTGGTATTCAGCTTAAAAAGTATGATTATATTCAGCACATGACGGTTGATGATTTAACTGCTGTAGAGTTGTTTGTAGTAAACAAACATCTGCTACTTGAGTACCTATGTAAAATTGGACTGCCTTCGGAAAAGTTGCTTAAACAAGCTAATTGGATGATAGATAACAACATCGAACAATCAATTGTTACTCCTGAGATAAAGTATTTTTATAGCGGATATTTAGCTGAAAAACCCGTTAATTTAGTTATCTCTAAAAAGCTACTTAAGAGATTAGCAGATGCTGTCTTTTACATTACACCTAATCAAGTAAAACGAAATGATGTGATAATATATGAAGCATCCTAAGAGTTATGACTCTACTCCTGAAATAAGGAAACGTATGAGTAAAGTTAGGCTCAAAAATGGGAAAGCCGAAACACTCCTCGCCAAGCGCTTATGGCACATTGGTTTTAGGTACAGACGAAATTACAAACCACTTCCCGGCTCTCCTGATATAGCCCTTACAAAATACAAAATCGCTGTTTTTGTTGACGGCGAGTTTTGGCATGGAGAGAACTGGGAAAAACGAAAAAAGCATTTAAAACATAATCGTGATTATTGGATTGAGAAAATCGAAGAAAACATTATGCGAGATAGAAGAGTTGATCAGCAACTGACAGAAATGGGGTGGATTTCTGTTCATTTCTGGGAAAAACAAGTACTCAAACACACTGACGAATGCGTAAAGGTTATCGTTGAAAAGATTAATAGCATTGGGAACGCAATCACAGGCAATTTGGAAGGAGAATAAAAATATGAACTACGAAGAAGGAATCCAGTATATGAGAAATCTCGTCGCCAATAATCAGCGAGGACAATTCACGCCATACAATAATTATCCTGAACTTGTAATAAAATACCCGGGCTATAAACAACCCGGTGATTATAGAATGGAGATAAATGGTGAAGCTATAACACACGCAGATATTAGTAGTTTCTTGTACAACCGTTCAAGTGGGCTTTATCGAGAGTATGTACAACTCCTTGATGATATTTACAACAATGGGACAAGCGTGGTTTCTTCACAGCATCCGCAAATAGATAACTGTGATAAGCTTATCCATTTGATTTATTGGACTACACTTCAAGAAGAAATCAACTATCCACAATCAAACGGAGCAAATGGACGCCGCTTAGCCTTTTGTCGCTATTTCGAAGCTGTTTTTGCGGCGAACCATTCTGGTATCACTATTAATCAAGTTATGCTTCGGTGCAACAACCATGGCGGAACAGTTCCAAGTTTGATTGATGTTGGTTTTGAGGTACGGCCATCCTTTTACTAGACTAGATAACAGAATATTCTATGAAAATTAGTCATAGCCGCTGAGTGGTACATTCACCCAGCGGCTTTTCTACATTTTAACGAACACCCTATAATTCAACGAACTGGGGCTGTTCGTTGAATTATGCACCCAGCGCATTCTTCGCCCCCGGCGGCAGGGCAAAAAAATAAGACCTCATTGGTCTGCCGTCTGCGAAAAGCCCTGAAATCAAGCCTTTTTGCGGTATTCCTTGTATCAATCTCGTAACTGCTTTATCGTAAACACGGCAGTTCTCAAACGGGCGCAGTATCTCAACCAGTGTGCGAACAACACTTGACGGAGTATAGAACTCACCGCCCTTTACACCTTCGTATGCGGCAAACTGAGCGATACAGTATTCATAGGTGCGACCGAGCAAATCCTTGCTGTCCTCCGTGTCGGTCATATCCATATTGGTAAACAGATCGACAACATCACCGAGAACACGCTTGTCCAAGTCAGGGCTTGCGTAGTTTTTCGGCAGGACATTCTTCAAGGTCTTGTTTTCTTCTTCAATAGCTCTCATAGCATCGTCGATCACAGAGCCGATCTCAGGAGTGTGAGCCGCAGCGGACACCACCGACCACCGAGCTTTTTCAGGCACGAAGAAGATATTGTCCATAAGGTATGCGTCAGGCTCGTCCTCGAAGCCGTCACCCTCAGCCACAAGCTCGTTATAACGCTTCTCAAAAGCGCTTGATATGTAACGCAGGAAGATAAGTCCTACGATAACTTTTCTGTATTCAGCAGCAGGAATATGCCCCCACAAAACGCAGGCAGCGTCCCAGATCTGCTTTTCAAAGCCAATATTGGCAGTATTCTTTTCAGCCATAGTATTACACCTCTTAAACCTACGCTTATAGCGAGGTATTATCCATTATATTATAGCACAATCTGCACAAATAGTCAATGATTCGACAGTGAAAAATCTATATATTTCACTGGGGATTTTACGGGTAAAACGAAAAGGCGGCTCCGTAGAACCGCCTTACTTCATTTCTTTTGCAATCGCTATCAGCATTTCAAGCTGTTTCGGGGACAGGGACTTGAATGTTGCGACAGCTTCATTCAAGATACTGGGGCTTGTAACATCTTCCTCAAAGAAGTCCTTTGGCTCAACACCGAGGAACTCGCAGATATAGAGGAACATCTGCATTGAGGGCAGAGCCTTCTTGTTTTCGATATTGTTGATATAGCTTTGACTTTGACCTAAGCTCAGGCTCATATCCCGTGCGGATATATTCTTCTCCGTCCTCAGCTTTGCTATCCGGTCCGATATGAAGTCTGCATCAATCATTCGTATCACCACCTACATATAATTATAATATACGCAAGCTGAAATCTGCCTATACATTGTTTCAATTTGTATTGACTTAACAACAATAATTAGGTATAATTGATAGAGATACCGTTTTGAAATCGACATGGGACAATGTGAGGTGCATAGCGATGATGAACATTTACACAGTTTGCTTTTTCGGGCATAGGTACATCGAGCGCGGAACGGAGATCAGTGACCGCCTTGACAGGCTCCTGCATGATCTGATAACGCAGAAGGAGTATGTTGACTTCCTGATTGGACGGGACGGAGAATTTGACTTGCTTGCTTCTGCTGCCATTAAGCGAGCTATCCGAAGTAATGGGTACGGCAATACCCACTTCACACTTGTCCTGCCGTATATGAAAGCAGAGTACCGTGACAACGAAAAGGAGTACCTTGACTATTATGATGAAGTCGAGGTGTGTGCCGAATCGTCCGAAGCTCACCCAAAGTCTGCTATCCAAGTACGCAACCGCAGTATGATCGACCGAGCAGACCTTGTGGTATGCTGTATACAGCATAAAAGCGGAGGAGCTTATGCCACAATACGCTATGCGGAGAAACAGGACAAGAAGATAGTGAACCTTGCAGACGAAAACTGAATAAGCATCTGAAAAGAAAAAATCAGGGCTATGCCTTCCGTACACGGTCACGGAGGACATAGCCCTTTCCTTATGCTGTGATTGTATCAGTCCTGAATCTCCTGCATCATAGTCGCACCGTCCTTGAAGCCGACCTTGTAGGCAGCTCTCATCTCAGCGGCGGCGGTATCGCTCACGCAGTCGAGGAGCTTGTGAAACACATCAATCTGCTCCTCACTCAGCGAATCTTCAAAGGGGATACAGAGCTTGTTGAAATCGTCTGAAAACTCAGCGGAGTGAATATCGCCCTGTCTGTAATTGTACATCGCATCAATCATTTGTATCTGTCCTTTCGGTTTTATTGCTGTAAAACCAACCGTCCAAACATTACCAAATAATCGTTGCTAAGGTGTTGCTTACGGCACACCTCTGAGCAATTCCATTACCGAGCTGCACACCATGATGCGTTACCTTGAATATGACTTCCTGAGCGATCACGGCTTACAGCACTTCGACAACTGGGTTGCGGTGTTCGGTGAACAGAAAACAGATTGGGAGTTAAAGCCAGCGGGTAACGGTTTCAAAGAGCGCACACGCATTGCAAACTACACCGGCTTGCCTGAGCTTATGTCCATGTTCAAACAGGTCGCTGACATTCGTACCGCTGATACGCTGAAACTTGATGTGCCTGACTGTGATTATCAGGTGGTTCAGGTTGATGCTACTCCTTTCCAGCAGGAGCTTGTTCAGGAGCTTGCCGACAGAGCCGATGCTATCAATGCCGGCAATGTTGATCCGTCGATTGACAATATGTTGAAGATCACAAGCGACGGAAGAAAGCTCGGTCTTGATCCTCGTCTGATTGATCCGTCCTTTGAGGATAATCCCGATACCAAACTTAACCGCTGTGTTGAGAATGTTGCCCGTATCCACGCTGAAACGGCTGAGGACAGGCTCACGCAGATCATTTTCTGTGACTTGGGCGTTCCGCATAAGGCTCAGGAAGCGGCGGTCGAGGGTGAAGATGCTGATGATGCTAAGGATAAGAAGTCTATCGCTGAGGTTGAGTCGCTTGAAGAAGAATGCGACTTCTGTGTATATGACGATATTCGTGACAAGCTGATCGCTAAGGGTATCACTGCGGAGGAAATCGCATATATCCATGATGCGAAAACCGAACAGCAGAAGGCTGACCTCTTTGATAAAGTCCGCAGCGGAGAAATCAGTGTACTGCTCGGTTCAACCGCCAAGATGGGTACAGGCACTAACGTACAGAAAAGGCTTATTGCCGTCCATGACCTCGATATTCCGTGGAGACCGGCTGACCTTGAGCAGCGCGCCGGAAGAATTATCCGTCAGGGCAATGAGAACAAGAATGTTCAGATCTTCCGCTATGTCACAAAAGGCACGTTCGATGCGTACAGCTACCAGACTTTGGAGAACAAGCAGAGGTTTATCAGTCAGATCATGACGAGCAAGACTCCGGCAAGAAAAGGCGAGTACACATAAAGAACTATCTCAGGTTTTAATTGAAAGGTTGTGTAGAAAATGCTCTACACAGCCTTTCTTCTTACATAATACTGCTTAAAATCTGCCGTTGCGGTTGCTGTCACGA